TGCGGCTGCCAGATCGTGTACGGGTTTGGAAGTCGACGGAGAGAACAGCGCCGGGCCTAGAAGGCCCCGTAATGCCCCCTGAGAGCCCCGTAGACGGACGAACGGTGTGGATCGGTAGACAGCACCGGAGACAAGCGAAGACGGCCGCAGAGCCGTCGCCGGCTGACGCCCGCGTAGGAAGATATTCGTGTGAAGTGCGTCACATTCTACGGGTGAAACGCAAAAGTGGAAGGTTCCTTACCTATGGAGGGGTAAGGGAGCGAGGCTCTGCCGAGCGACCGCACCCCGACATAGGTTCTTGTCGGGGTAGTCGAACGGAGAGAGACTACCCCTTTTAGCGCGCTGCCGCGCGCATCGCAGGTACCGAGCGGAGGGAGCGAGGTACCAACCCGTTGAAGGGCCGGGGTTTAGGCCCCGGCCATCACAAAGTGGTTCTGTTGGGTACGTAACTTACGTAGCAACTTGATACATAACAGCACTCCTGTTGTCACTTTGGTCGGGTACGTTACTTGACATGTAACAGGAAGGGAGCTGTCAAGGTGAAGTGCTGTTACATCTCGGATCGAGAGACCGAGGAACTCTGCGGAGAGCCAGAGGCTGAGGTCTACTGCAACCTCCCGCTGTGCGGCGTCCATAAAGACGCCGTACGTCTGACGTACGACAACAAGGCGAGGGCCAACCCGCTGCTGGCATCCAAGTACCACGATCTGAGCGCCTTCCCAGGTATCTGCTACATAGCGCTGCTCCCGGACGGCTTCGTCAAGATCGGGTTCTCGAACACCGACGAGCTCTTCTCCAAGAGGATGAGGAACCTGTCGAGCGATTACGGTGCCCCGGTGATCCCACTGATCACTCTGCCCGGCGGCTTCGTAGCCGAGGCCGTACTCCATGACCGGTTCAAGGACGACCGTCAGCCCGGTAACGGCGAGCGGTTCCGGTACTCACCGGAGATGGCGGAGTACATCGCTCACGAGAAGGCGCGACAGTCCGCGAGTCAGCTAGGCCTCATATAGCGGCCCGCAGCGGGTTACGTTTGTCAGGTATGTCACTAGGGAGGGTGGTAGTGGGCTGGGAGTCATCTGACCGCCGTGAGCGGCTGCCAGCCGACTGGCCTCGCATCCGCCGCGAGGTTCTGCGGGCGGCTGGTCACCGCTGCCAGATCCGCTACCCGGACATCTGCACAGGGATGGCTACCGAGGTCGATCACGTCCGCTACCGCGACGAGTCGTCACCTCTGCAGGCTGCCTGCCGGTCATGTCACGGTCGCAAGTCCGCGCAGGAGGGTGTCGCTCAGCGTGCGAAGCTGCGCGCGATGAAGAAGCGGCCACCGCCCCGACACCCGGGGCGTAGAAGCAACTAGGAGGGACCAGGCGTCCCCGAGCCCAGGAGGCGTCATGCCGGGTCCGATCCCGAAGAGGTCCGACGAACGAGTTCGCCGGAACACGACGGAGTACGGAGAGGTCACTACTCTCCCCGTCTCCGGACCCGTGAAGTCCCCTCCGCTCGGTCTCACCGATCCTCACCCGATCGTCCGAGACCTCTACAACTCTCTAGCCGAGTCGGCGCAAGCCGCGCTCTATCAGCCGTCGGACTGGCACTACGCGAAGTTCACCCTCCACTTCGCCGACCAGCTCCTGAAATCCTCCAAGCCCTCGTCGCAGATGCTAGTAGCCGTCAATCAGATGCTGTCATCGCTTCTGGTCTCAGAAGGTGACAGGCGACGGGTTCGGATCGAGGTGGAGCGGACGAAGTCAGACGGCCCGGATGCGTCGGTGACGACGATGGGCGAGCTGTTCGAGCGCGCTCTCCGCAAGCCGAAGTCGAGCTAGAGCCGGCACCCCGGCGGGGTTGAGCGCTCCCCTTCCGGTGCTCCCCCGCTGGGGCTGCCACCAGACTTGACACGTAACCGCGTGTCACGAACTGCCGTCGAAAGGAAAAAGCATGGCAGTGACTGTTTACGACCGTAATGGAGACGCGTGGGAGTTTGCCCTAGGGCGAGGCGTCGAGGTCGATCACGACTACCCCTCAGCCCCGCTTTACGTGGTCGGCTCGGACGGGTTCGTGGTAGGAGGCTTCAACTCCCAGGCATGGACCCACTTCGAGATAAAGACCGCGGACCCCACCCTTCCCAGCCCCATCGTGGACCATTTCAACACCCTGATCGTAGGCGGTGGGGGCTCCGGAGCTCCCGTCCCCGGTTCCTGGATCAAGACGAAGTAACCCACAGACCCGGGCGCAACGTCCCGACTGAGGCGGTCCGCCGTGACGACGGCGGTATTGGTGCTCAGGAACCGTTGCAAACCCCGCCTAAGCGTCTCTCAGCCTCGCGCAGCTGTTACGCCGCCTCTGGGCGGGGCCTGTCTTGCCAGGCAGGCGAGACCAGCCAGCAACCAAGAGCGGTCGCCCCTGGCCGGTATGAGCTCCACCGGTAAACGGGCTCACCTTTACACGTAACCTACGAGAGGCCGGTATGACCGTCACGATCACCGCCGACGTCCGCGACGTCACCGGTCAGCCCGACAACCAGCAATGGGTGTTCTCGACCGTGCTCCGCCAGCAGGACGGCTCGATCCTCACCCAGAAGCAGGTCCGGGTAAACCCGGTGGACGGCGCGCTGAGCGTAGAGCTGGAACCCGGCTTCGCGATCGTCGTCTACGGCGAGTATCGCTGGTTCATCGAGGTGCCCGAGACCGATGCCGAGCTGTGGCCGCTCATCGCCACCTCGGTCGCACTCCCCCCGGATACCTCCGCTGAACTGCTCGCTGACGCTGTCAACGGCTACCTCGACGCGAACCCGCCGTCGGCGGACTGGGACGCGTTGTCGAACGTTCCGTCCGAGTTCCCGCCCGAGGCGCACGAGCACGTCGCCGCGGATGTCACCGACCTCGACTCGGCTATCGCCGCGTACCTGGTCTCGAACCCGCCCGAGGCAGGCGCGGTGTCCTGGGACGACGTCACCGGCAAGCCGTCGACGTTCACCCCGAGCTCGCACACCCACTCGATCGCCAACGTCACCGGGCTACAGACCGCTCTCGACGAGAAGCTTGACGAGGACGCGGTGGACGCGCGGGTGGCTGTCGGCACCGCGGCGCTGGTTGACTCGGCACCGGACACGCTGAACACGCTCAACGAGCTGGCCGCGGCACTGGGCGATGACCCGAACTTCGCCGCCACGGTGGCGTCGCAGATCGGTGCGAAAGCCGACAGGGCCCGCACGATCACCGCGGGCACCGGCCTCACCGGCGGCGGCGACCTGACCGCTGACCGGACGCTGTCCGTCTCGTTCGGAACGTCGTCGACGACCGCGTGCGTCGGTAACGACTCCCGGCTGTCGAACACCCGCACCCCGACCGACGGATCGGTGACCAACGCCAAGGTCGCATCCGGGGCGGGTATCGCGCTGTCGAAGCTGGCTACCGGCTACGTCGCCGGCTCGGACAACTCCGGTGCCCGGACGCTGACGATCTGGGTCGGGACCGAGGCGCAGTACAGCGCGATCGGCACAAAAGACTCGAACACTATCTATCTCAGGACTGCATAGGAGGTCGCCGTGGCAGGTATGTCACTTGCCACGACGGCTTTCGCGAAAGCCGCGATCGGCTCGACCGAGGTCAAGAAGATCAGCGTCGGGGACACCCTGGTCTGGTCCGGGGTTCAGCCGGTGCAGTTCCATGCCATCTCGGCCCCGGACAACGGCAGCGGCACGCTGAACCTCAGCCTGACCACCACCAAGACCACCACTGTCCTGGTCGTGCTCTCGCGCCGCAGCACCGGGTCGATCTCGTCCGCGACCCTCAACGGGAACGCGATGACCACCATCGCCACCCGAGGGTTCAACGACGGAACGCTCGGCTCTGTCCGGGTGTTGGCGCTGGAAAACGTCCCGGCCGGTTCGATCTCGATTTCGATGTCGTTCTCGTCGACCGACCAGGGCCGTGCGTACGCGCTCGCTTACGAGAACGTGGGCTCGATCGGAACCCCGACGACCCAGTTCGGGTCCGGTACGGCCGCGTCGAACTCGGTGAGCGCGCCGGTCACGGGCGGGATGACGGTGCAGACGTTCGGCTTCTACCAGAGCGGGACGCTCACCCCGACCGGCGGTAACACCCGCGGAAGCAGCAACGGCTTGAACACCGCGTTGTCGGTCAGCGACACGGACTCGGCAACCTCGTTCTCCACCACAATCTCGCTCTCGTCATCCTGGGCCGGGGCGACGATCCCGCTGTTACCAGCCTCGTAGGACGACTATGCCCGCTATCACAGCCGTAGTTACCGACATCACCGGTCGCCCCGACGATTCGCACTGGACTTTCTCCAGCGACCTGCGCGAGCAGGACGGCGTGATCATCACGCCCCGCGTCGTGCGCGTGAAGCCGTTCAACGGAGAGCTCGCGCTGACCTTACCGCCTGGCCCTGTCCGGGTGACGCACCACCAGGATCGCTGGTTGATCGACGTCCCAGAAGAGGACTCCGACCTGTGGGACCTGATCGAAGCCGCTACCGACTAAGGACTTCATGAACCGCCTTATCACCATGTTCGCCGCTGCTCTTGTGAAGGCGGTCTTCGACTACCTCCGGGCTCACCCCGAGTTCTTGAACCAGGTCATCGACCGGGCTACCGAGAAGCTGCCCGACCTCGCTGACCTCGACGACAAGATCCTGGCGAAGATCCCGGATCTGTCCCGGCTGGACGACAAGATCATCGGGCTGTTCCCCGACTTGTCTCGGCTCCCCGAGCAGCTGATCAACGCCATCAACCCGTTCAAGCGCTGATGCCGAGGGTCGTCTACGGGCTGACCCACTCGTCCAACGGGTGGCCGATGCTCAACTCCGATGAGTGCGAGTGGACGAAGATCCCCGGCACGAGCGTCACGCTGCAGATCGCCAAGGGCCAGCCTCTCGCGATCCTGCGCGCGTTCGCCGCTGACTTCCACGCGTACGTCGAGCCGCTGCGCGACGCGGACTCCGCGTGCTGGACGCCGACCAACTCGGTCCCGTCGTCCAACCACCTGAGCGGCACCGCGATGGACCTGAACTGGAACACCCACCCGTTCCAGGTCCCGGACGCAGGCTTCGACGCCGCGAAGAAAGCACGGGTCAAAGAGCTACTCGACTTCTACGAGGGCATGGTGTTCTGGGGCAACGACTGGTCGTCGCCCAAGGATGCGATGCACTTCCAGCTCGCCAGCCTCCGCAACGGCGGAACCTTCGATACCTACGGCAACCCGAAGACAGCCGACTTCATCGCGCGCAAGATCCGCGCTGACGGCTACTCGACTTTCCGGAGGGGTAGCGCCCCGGCGTCCGCAGCCCCCATCCTGGCGGCGGCCACCGGCCTGAGCGAAGCTCGCGCGGCGGAGATCCTGCCCGCGGTTCGCTCGGGCCTCCGGGAATCCGAATGCACGAACGTCAACCGCATCGCGATGTGGCTGGCTCAGATCGGACACGAGTCCGGGTCGTTCCAGTACACCGAGGAGATCGCCAAGAACGGTCGGTACGCGCCGTACATCGGCCGGACGTGGATTCAGATCACCTGGGACTACAACTACCGGTCGTTCTCCGAGTGGGCGTACGCGTTCGGGATGGTTCCGACACCGGACTACTTCGTCGTGAACTACCGCGAGCTCGCTGACCTGAAGTGGGCGGGCATCGGCCCTGCCTGGTACTGGACGGTCGCCCGTCCGGACATCAACGAGTTGTCCGACCGCCGCGACCTGAACACGGTCACCCGCCGGATCAACGGCGGTACCAACGGCCTCGCGGATCGACAAGCCCGCTACAACCGCGCGCTCGCCCAGGGCGATGCGCTGCTGCAACTACTTCACGAAGAGGACGACTTCTTGTCTGCTCTAACCGACGCTGAACAGCGCGAGTTGCTGGACCTGGCTCGCCAGCAGGCCAAGTACAAGCGCAAGTCCCGCTCTCCGCTGCACTGGCCGCACGAGGGCGAGGTCGACACGATCGCCGGCCTGTCCTGGTCGACGGACGCGAACGTCCATATCCAGCTGGTCGAGAAGCTCGCTGTGATCTACGGCGACCCGGTCTCGATCGCGCTGCTGTACGCGGTGTCGAACTCCGACGATCCGACGAACAACCCCGAGCTGGCGAAGCGCATCTTGAAGCGCGTCAAGCCCGAGGACATCACCGCTGCTCAGGTCCAGATCCAGAAGTGGCTGGCTGCCGAGCAGAAGTTCCATGCCGCTTAAGCTCGGCGACCGGAACCCTACGGTGCGCCGCTGGCGCGAGGTGATGGCGGCTCGGTTCGCCGGGTACGCGCGGATCCACGGACCGCTGCCCACGGATACCGACGAGTTCGGACCACGGGCTGAGGCGTGGCAGACCGAGTACGAGTCCCGGACGTTCCAGCCGCTCGACGGGATCGTCTCTGACGACGATCTGCGCGCTCTGGGGATTCCGGCTCCCGAGGACACCCGCCCGGTACTACTCACCGTCTCCGGGACGGGAGTCCCCTGGTGGGTAGGTCCGGACGCTGACGTCGCGAGACGTCTCGGAGACGTGTACCTGTGGCGTCCGGTAGGCCCGCCGTACACCGCGCAGGCGTTCCCGATGGGGCCGTCCGTGGCGAACGGAGTCACCGAGGCCACTCGCATCCTGGAGGAAGAGCGCCAGCGCATCGAGCGCTACGGGCTGTCGATGATCGGCTACTCGCAAGGCGCGATCGTCACCTCCGAGCTGTGGGAGTACCACATCAAGCCGGTGACCGGCCGACTGCACTGGGTCAAAGACCACGTGCGCGGGGCTGCGACGTTCGGTAACCCGATGCGCGAGACCGGCAAGGTGTGGCCTGACCCGGGCGGTCAGATGCCCTCGGCGAAGTCGCACGGTATCGCTGACCAGCTGATGGCCGACACCCCGGACTGGTGGAGGAACTACGCCCACAAAGGCGACCTGTACACCGACTGCGAGGGCGACTCGGGCGAGATGAAGACCGCGATCTACAAGGTCGTGATGATGTCCCGGGTGTTCTCTGGTCCGGATTCGATCCTGCGCCAGCTTCTGGAGATCGGGGTTAACCCGACGTTCGAGCTGATCGCGCTGATCCGCGCGGTGCTGGACGCTGGTCTGTTCTTCATCCGCGGCACAGGCCCACACGTGAACTACAACATCGACCCTGCGACGGACTTTCTGCGCTCTGTGACTTGATACGTAACGAGGAGGTGGAGTGGCGGTTCACTACCCGGAGTCGCTACTCCCCGCCCCGTCGCATATCCAGGGGCCGACCTGGCGGCAGTACGAAGACGGCTCATGGTTCCTGCCTGAGAAGACTCTCGGCTGGCAGATCATCAGCTGGCTGTTCGAGTACGTCAACTCCCCCGCTGGCGACGGCCCGTTCGTCCCGACGCTGGAGCAGGCGAGATTCATCGCCTGGTGGTACGCGGTCGACGACCAAGGGAAGTACGCCTACCGCGAGGGCACGCTCCGCCGGATGAAGGGCTGGGGAAAGGACCCGATGATCGGCGCGCTCGCGCTCGCCGAACTCTGCGGACCAGTCGCCTTCTCGCACTTCGACGACAACGGTAACCCGGTCGGCAAGACCCGGCACGCGGCGTGGATCACGATCGCCGCGGTCTCCCAGGACCAGCCTCTTGCATTGAATACCGAGGTCCCGACCCCGTCCGGCTGGACCACGGTCGGGGACCTGTCCGTTGGCGATTACGTGCTCGGATCCGACGGACAGCCGCACCGCGTCCAACGCGAGACACCAGTCCTGGAGGGTCTGGCTACCTACGTCGTTCGGTTCGACGACGGCACCGAGATCACCGCCTCAGCAAGTCACGGGTGGACGACTCAGCGCTTGACGGGCCACGGCGATGCGTACGAGACCGTCACAGTTACCACCGAGGAACTGGCTCAAACCGTCACCAACTCGAAGGGCCGGAAACGGCACCGGATCCCTGTCGTCGGTATGGAGCTGCCCAACCAGGAGCTCCCCCTTGACCCTTGGTTCCTCGGCCTGTGGCTCGGGGACGGCGCAACGTCTGACTCAACTGTTTCATTCGACTACCGCTTGCGGGACGAGTATGCAACTTTGCTGAAACCGCTGGTACAGGAGTTCCAGACTGTTGTGTGGGATAACCCTGTCCCCGGCACCAACGTTGGCACATTCCGGATCAAGAACAACGACCGGACGCAGGACGACAAATCCATCCGCTCGCTGCTTCGTAAGGCCGGGGTGCTGGGAAACAAACACATCCCCGCCGCATATATGCAGGCAGGGACGGATCAGAGGTTCGAGCTCCTACGCGGGCTGATCGACTCGGACGGAGGCATTGACTCCGTCGGTAGAGCCTACTTTGTCAACGCCAACCGGAACTTGGTCTACCAATTCCAGGAACTGGTCGTCGGACTCGGGTTCCGCTGCACTGTGCGCGAGCACGGGGGTGATGGGGCTCTACGCGCCGAGTTCAACCCCGGCAACGCGGTACGCGTCTCGAACTTGGCCTACAAGTTCGAGCGCCAGCGTCCGTACAGCTCCCGCAACAGATCCCAGCACCGCTGGGTGGAGTCGGTAACACCGGTGGAGTCCGTTCCTGTGAAGTGCATCGGGATCGACACCGAGGATCACCTGTTCCAGGTTTCTCGGAGCAGGATCCTGACCCACAACACGAAGAACACGTTCTCGCTGTTCCCGATCATGGTCTCGAAGAAGCTGAAGACCGAGTACGGCCTGTCCGTCAATCGCTTCATCATCTATTCCGAGATCGGCGGGCGGCTAGAAGCCGCTACCGCGTCCCCCGCGTCGATGGAGGGTAACCGCCCGACGTTCGTCGTCCAGAACGAAACGCAGTGGTGGGGCGTAGGCCCCGGCGGCGAGGTCAACGACGGCCACCAGATGGCCGAGGTCATCGAAGGCAACATGACCAAGGTCCCCGGCGCTCGCACACTGTCGATCTGCAACGCTCACCGGCCCGGCGACGACACCGTCGCGGAGATGTCTTACCTGAACTGGCTGGGCATCCTGGCAGGCGACGCTATCGACACCGGCGTCCTCTACGACGCCTTGGAGGCCCCGGCTGATACGCCGGTCTCCGAGATCCCGTTCCCGTCCGACGACCCCGAGGGGTACGAGGCCGGAGTCGCCCAGCTCATGAAGGGCTTGGAGATCGCCCGCGGCGACTCGATCTGGCTCCCGCTCGACGACATCCTGATGTCGGTCCTGACGGCGAAGAACGACGTCATCGAGTCCCGCCGAAAGTTCCTCAACCAGGTCAACGCCACCGAGGAATCGTGGATCGCACCGTCTGAGTGGGATCGCAACCACGACATCAACCTACCTCCGCTGAGGAAGGGCGAGCGGATCACGCTCGGGTTCGACGGTTCGCTGTCCAACGACCACACGGCGCTCACCGCGTGCCGGGTCGAGGACGGGGCGCTGTTCCTGGTGAAGGTCTGGGTGCCTGAGAAGTACGAGGGCCACAAGGTTCCGCGCCAGGACGTGGACGCGTACGTCCGGTCGATGTTCGAGAAGTACGACGTCGTCGGTATGCGAGCGGACGTCAAGGAGTTCGAGCAGTCGGTCGACGCCTGGGGTCAGGACTTCCGACGGAAGCTGAAGATCAACGCCTCCCCCGGTAACCCGGTCGCCTTCGACATGCGCGGCCAGCAAAAGCGGTTCGCGCTGGACTGCGAGCGGTTCCGCGACGCTGTTCTGGCGGGCGAGGTCAAACACGACAACAACCCGGTGCTCAAAGCGCACATCACCAACGCGCACCAGCACCCGACGATATACGACGCAATCAGCATCAGGAAACCTGGCAAAGAATCCAAGCGCAAGATCGACGCCGCAGTGACGGCTGTCCTGGCTTGGGGCTCGCGCCAAGACTTCCTGCTCAGCAAGAGCAACACAGGAAAGGGGGCGGGTCTGCTGCGATGACGACTTACCACGAGCACGTCGAGCGACTGCAAGGGCTCCTCGCACGGGACCTGCCGAACCTGCTGGAAGCCGAGGCCTACCGCAACGGGACGCGTCGGCTGAAGACGATCGGGATCGGCGCTCCACCGGAGCTGGCTTACCTGGACGTCCAACCGGGCTGGGTCGCTACCTACCTCCGCACTCTGTCCGATCGCTTGGACATCGAGGGCTTCCGTATCTCGGAGGATTCCGAGGGGCTCGAAGAGCTCTGGAACTGGTGGCAGGCGAACGACCTGGACGAAGAGTCGGTCCTCGGACACGATGACTCGCTGACGTTCGGCCGCGCGTACATCACGGTCAGCCACCCGGATGTCGAGTCCGGGGACCCCGCGGGTATCCCTCTGATCCGGGTCGAGTCTCCGCTGTATATGTACGCCGAGCTGGACCCGCGCAACACCCGCCGGGTCACCCGGGCTGTCCGTCTCTACACGACGCGCGACGACGTCGCGGTCCCGGATCGAGCCACGCTGTACCTGCCTGACGAGACTGTCCCGCTCCGCCGCAACGGCGGGCTTAACGATCAGTGGGTCGTCGACGGGGACGTCATCAAGCACGGGCTCGGTGTGGTGCCGGTCGTGCCGCTGACCAACGACCCGCGCCTCGGTAACCGCTACGGCCGCTCGGAGATCTCTCCGGAGCTGCGCAAGGTCACCGACGCCGCGTCTCGCACGCTGATGAACCTGCAGTCGGCGTCCCAGATCCTGGGTACCCCGCTCCGCGTCATCTCCGGTGTCACCACCGACGAGTTGACCAACGACGGCGAGAACACGACGCTCGACATCTACTACGGACGCATCCTGACGCTCGCTTCCGAGGCAGCCAAGATCTCCGAGTTCAAGGCTGCCGAGCTGCGGAACTTCGCCGAGGAGATGGAGGTCTTCCGCAAAGAGGCCGCGTCTATCACCGGCTTGCCGCCGCAGTACCTGTCGTCCTCGTCGGAGAACCCCGCCTCCGCTGAGGCCATCATCGCTACCGACTCCCGGATCGTGAAGATGGCCGAGCGTAAAGGCCGGATCTTCGGCGGTGCCTGGGAGCGCGTGATGCGGATCGCTATGCAGATCATGGGCCGCGAGGTCACCGAGGAGTACACCCGGCTGGAGACAGTCTGGCGCGACCCGTCGACCCCGACGGTCGCCGCTAAGGCTGACGCTGTGTCGAAGCTGTACGCCAACGGCCAGGGGCCGATCCCGAAGGAGCAGGCTCGCATCGACCTCGGCTACACCGCTACTCAGCGCGAGCAGATGCGCGACTGGGACAAGCAGGAGACCGAGGACATGATCGACACCTTGTACTCCACGACGAAAGCCCAGGCTGACGCCACGCCGAAGCCGACGGTCACCGAGACCAAGACGGAGACGCAGACGTCGCCTTCCGGATTTAACCGGACCAAGACCCGGTGAACCCGGAGGAGTACGCCGCCGCGCAGCTCCTCATCTCCGCCGCAGTAGTCCGGCACGTCAGGAACGTGGCCGGGTTCTTCGCTCAGCCCGCGCTGACGATGTTCGACTGGCTGCGTCTGCTGGACCTGCTGTTTCCCGAGATCCAGCGCCGGCGCACCGAGGCATCGGTGCTCGCTCGCAGGTTCTACGACTCGCAGCGGGCTCAGCATCACCCGGATCTACCTCGTAACGATCGGCCCCTGGAGGGGACGACGTTCGAGAAGTTCGTCGAGAACATGGACCCGGCTCGTGAGCGGATGCAGCAGGCGGACACCCGCGGGGACGCGCTGACTCACCTGACGCTGCGCGCCGTCCGCGAGGTGGAGAACGCAGGCCGTCAGCAGATCATCCACGCCGTCGAGAACGACCCGGAACCCCGCGTCTTGCGGGGCTGGGCTCGCGTCGCGACCGGCAGGGAGACCTGCGCGTGGTGCCTGATGCTGATCAGCCGCGGACCTACGTACGTCCGGGCCGAGACCGCCGGTCTCGACCTTGATACGGAACACGCTTTGGAGCTGTTCGAGAACAAAGACCTGGAGACCTACTTCGCTGACATCAGCGGAGAGATCAAGCAGTGGCACCCCGGGTGTGACTGCAAGGTGATCCCCGTCTTCCGGAACGAGGACTGGTTCGGCAAAGAAGCTGCCGATCGTGCCCTCGACCTGTGGGGAGAAGCCACCAAGGAAGCCATCGCTCTAGAGGACGAAGGCCTCGTCCACAAGAGCGGGAAAAACAAAGGCCAGCCCTTTACTCGTAACGAGCTGGCTATCAACGCCCTTCGCCGTCGCCTGGAGCGCGGCGAGATATCAGCACAGCAGTACGCAGCACTCGCTGCTTAGCCCGCCAACCCGACCGACCTGCCAGGAGCAGGAGTCACCCACGCCCAGGAGGCACAGATGACCGAACCCACCGACACCCCCTCGACGCCCGAACCCGTAGCTCCCGCTGCCCCGGCTCCGGCGGCCCCCGCTCCCAAGAGTGAGGACCTGCCTGACTGGGCTCGCGAGAAGCTCTCGAAGGCGAACACCGAGGCCGCGAACTACCGAGTTCAGCTCCGCACCGTGGAGACCGAGCGCGACAGTCTCGCGGAGAAGCTCGCAGCTCTCGAAGCCCAGGCAGCCCAGGCGGCTACCTCCGCGTCCGAGCGTCAGAACGACTTCGACCGTCTGGTGACCGCGGTCCAGGCTCTCACCCCCGATCCCACGCCGCTGTTCACGTTCGCGAACACGCTGCAGGGCGATTCGGAGGAAGCGCTCAAGACGCACGCCGAGAGCCTCAAGACCCTGTTCGGCCTCAAGAACGGCCCCGTGGCCGCTGTCGACCGCTCGCAAGGCCTCGGCACAGAAGCCCCGAGCAACGACCCTGCGGTGGCCTTCACCGCGCTCATGAAAAACCAACTAGGCAAGTAAGGAGCCCCTGTGGCAACCCTGAACGAACTGCTCCCTAACTCCGCGGGCAGCAACCACCAGGGCCGTCTGGCCCACGTCCCCTCCGACCTGCTCCCCAAGGAGATCGTCGGCCCCATCTTCGACAAGGCCCAGGAGAGCTCGCTCGTCCTGCGCATGGGTGAGCAGATTCCGATCTCGTACGGCGAGACGATCATCCCCACGACCGTGAAGCGCCCCGAGGTGGGCCAGGTCGGCGTCGGTACGTCGAACGAGCAGCGAGAAGGCGGCGTCAAGCCGCTGTCCGGCACCGCGTGGGACACCCGCTCGGTTTCGCCGATCAAGCTGGCGACCATCGTCACCGTGTCGGAAGAGTTCGCTCGCATGAACCCGTCCGGCCTGTACACCAAGCTGCAGGGCGACCTGGCTTACGCCATCGGACGCGGTATCGACCTCGCTGTGTTCCACGGCAAGTCCCCGCTGACCGGCTCGGCGCTCCAGGGCATCGACACCGACAACGTGATCGCCAACACGACCAACGTTGACTACCTGCAGGAAGCTGGCGACCCGTTGCTGGACCGCCTGCTCGATGGCTACGACCTCGTGTCGGCCAACACCGACGTGGAGTTCAACGGCTGGGCCGTCGACCCGCGCTTCCGCGCTCACCTGCTCCGCGCGCAGGCTTACCGCGACGCCAACGGCAACGTGGACCCGAGCCGCATCAACCTGGCCGCTCAGACCGGAGACGTCCTGGGCCTCCCGGCTCAGTTCGGCCGCGCTGTCGGTGGCGACCTGGGCGCTGCGACCGACACCAAGACCCGCATCATCGGCGGTGACTACTCGCAGCTGAAGTTCGGCTTCGCTGACGAGATCCGCGTGAAGATGTCGGACACCGCCACCCTGACCGAGAACGGTGGCTCGAACCGCACCATCTCGATGTGGCAGACCAACCAGATCGCGATCCTGATCGAGGTCACCTTCGGCTGGCTGCTCGGTGACAAGCAGGCGTTCGTCAAGTTCGTCGACGACGTCGACCCCAACTGATTCTGTCCCGAACTTGATACGTAACGGCGGGGCTCTCCCCGGAGGGTCCCGCCGCTGTGTCGCTACCTGGAGGTTTTCATGACCCACCCCTACAACGGTGCGGTGGTCCGCGGATGGCTCGGCTCGCTCAGCGACTCCGAGATCGTGGCCAAGCTCACCGACCTGACCGGGTTCGCCCCGGCTGCTATGGACGAGGACTACGAGCCGGCTGCTGCGCCTGCCGCTGTCGCCGCTGACGACACCGTCCAAGAGGCTATCGCCAAGCTGGAGAAGCGCCTCGCTGATCTCGAGGCCACTGTCGAGGGCATGGCCTGATGGCATACGCCGAGCCCAGCGACGTGGTCGCGCGGCTCGGGCGGCCGCTGACCGATGACGAAGAGACCCAGGTCGAGACGTTCCTAGAGGACGCCGAGATCGAGATCCGTTCTCGTATCCCTGACCTGGACGACAAAGCCGAGGACGAGGACTACCTCAAGCGGGTTATCAAGGTCGAGGCCTCCGCGGTCACGCGCCTGATCCGCAACCCCGAAGGCTACATCGGTGAGACCGACGGCAACTACTCGTACCAGCTCAACTGGCGGCTGAACACCGGGGCGATAGAGATCACCGACAAAGAGTGGGCTCAGCTCGGGCTCTCCAAGAACGTCGGCGTGCTCAACGTCCGCCCGAAGACTCCGCTGGAGCGCTCGGGTGAATACCCCGCGTTCGGCTCGGTCGAGTGGCAGGTGTTCCAGCAGAGCTCCCCGCTGTACTGGGGCTACTGATGAGCGGGCTTCTGGACGACGGGGCTAACTACGAGCCCGTAACGGTGTACCCCGAGGTGACTCGGAAGGACCGGCTGGGCAACACCCTGGTCGGCCCTTCTGCCACCGGCGTTGAGACAGTCGCTCGCTTCCAGATCCAGAACCAGTCGGGCACGTCTGCCCGTCGGTCGGAGATGGGCGACATAGGCGATATGACCGAGCAGGTCTACACGATGCGGCTCCCCCGGTCGTTCACGACCGAGTTGAAGTCCGGGTCCGAGGTTGTGTGGCGCGGTGAGCGCTGGGGTGTGTACGGCGAGCCTCGCCGGTACAACGGCTCTCGCCGCACCGCCCGCCTCGAATACGTGGTTCGGAGGTTCTGATGCCTTTGTACTACGGGCGATCCGGTCTGAACAAAGTCGTGTCGCACCTGCCCGGTGTGGTCCACGAGATGCGCTCCGAAGCTGACGAGGTTGCTGACCGGGCGAAGGCCAACCTGGCTGCCGCTCGTGCGAGCACGCAGTGGGAGAAGATCCACGGCCCGGACCATCTGACGAAGATCACGCGGACCAACGGTTCGGTGGATGCCTACGTCAACATGGAGGCCCCTAGCCCCGAGTCGATCGAGTACGGGCACTACCCGTCCGGTGTCTTCGACCCGGAGAAGTACGGCCGCGTCACGAAGGCTCCGCAGGGGCTGTACATCCTCACCGGTGCCGCCGGGTTCGGCGGTCAGACCGCTATCTCTACCGGCGCTAAGCGCGGGAAGAGGGGGTAGTGCATGGCTGGCAAGCTTCCGATCGTCGGTGAGGTCGTGCTCCCGATTCTCCGCGGCCACGAGGACCTGTCCAATCCGATCAGCACTGTCCCGTCTCTGGCGGGTGTGCATGTCGGGACGTGGGTCGAGGACATCGACTCCCGCACGTTCCCGCTGATCACCGTCCGTCGCGTAGGCGGTACCCGCAGCCCGGAGCACCCGACGCTGTTCACGCAGCCGGTGGTCGAGATGACCGCTTACTCGGCGGCTGACCTGCCCACTACCGAGCAGATGTACGAGGACGCCCTAGAGGTCTTGTACCGCGCTGCACGTCTTCAAACCAAAACGCCAGCCGGCTATCTGCATTCGCTGACCGAGACCTTGGGCGCGTCCCACGGCCCGTCACCGTTTGACCGCACCTGGCGCGTCTTCGGCCTGATCCGACTCGGCATCCGGCCCCCTAAGAACTAAGGAACCAAATGGCACTGAAAGATGATGCCGTCCTCATTGCCGCGCGGGGGTACGTGTACACCGCTGCGGTCGGCACGGCGGCACCTACCCCTTCTCAGCTCAAGCTGATCGACCTGGAGCACCCCGAGGCGTGGGACCGCACCGGCTGGGAGCTCGTCGGACACACCTCCGAGGATGATCTGCCCGAGTTCGGCTTCGACGGCGGCGACTCCGAGGTCCGCGGCTCGTGGCAGAAGAAGAAGCTGCGCGAGGTCGAGACGGAAGAGATCGCGGACTACGTGGTCATCAACCTGACCCAGTTCGACGAGTCGGCTCTGGAGCTGTACTTCGGCCCGAACCAGTCGGCTACCCCCGGCATCTTCGGCGTGAAGTCCGGCTCGGTCGTGAACGAGCGTGCGCTGCTGATCGTGATCGTCGACAACGACGTTCGCCTCGGCTTCCACGCCCGTAAGGCTTCGCTGAAGCGCGAGGACGCGATCTCGCTGGCGACCGACGAGTTCGGCGCTCTGCCGGTGCGCGCGACCTTCCTCGACTACCAGTCGTACAACCTGTACGAGTGGATCGAAGAGGACTGGTTCAACGCCGTGGAGACCGCTCCGGTCTACACCGTTGATCTGGGCGGCGCTACCGGCGGCAGCTTCACGCTGAAGGTCGGCGACAAGACCACGGCCTCGATCGCGTACAACGCGAACGCCGCGGCGGTCAAGTCCGCTATCGGCGCTGTCGACGACGGCGTGCCCGAGTCCGCGTGGACCGTCACGTCAGGCGACGACTTCGACATCGAAGGTCCTCTGGCGATCTCGCTGGGCACCGACTCCACCACCGGTGGCAGCGGCGTCGTGGTGACTGTCGCTTGATTTGAACTTGACACGTAACCGCGTGTCAACCGGGGGAGCGGTATCTCTGGCGGGCCGCCGCTCCCCCAACCCCTCTCTTTGCCCGCCGCCAACCGAAAGGCCTGCCAACCATGAGCAAGATTCTGACCCTCGACACCATCCGAGAAGAGGCCGACCGCGAGTACGGCGCGCCGGTTCAGGTGCAGATCTCCAAGGACACAACCGTGTCCCTCAAGAACGTGATGCGCCTCCGCAAAGACGTGCGCAAAGACATCCTTACGCAGCTCGAAGCCATCCGGACGATCGACGACAAAGCCGACGGCGACAAGACCGAGGCTGACGCCGAGAAGCTCACGGACGCAGTCTTCAAGATCCTCGAACTGGCTGCGGGACGCGACTCCGAGACCCTGATGGACGCCGTCGACGAGGACGTCGCCCTCGCCACCAAGATCCTCAACTACTGGCTGGAGGAGACGCAAGTGGGGGAAGCCTCCAGCTCGGAGGACTGATCGACGACTACGGCGACGCCTTGTACGCGGACTTCCGGGCTGAGTACCACATGAACCTCGCGGATCTGTTCGATCCCGCCTCCCGGCTCGGACCTATCCAGGTCCTGGCGCTTATCAAAGAGCTGCCCCGGGAGGGCAGGTTCTGGTCCGAGAAACAGGGCGGCCCGCAGTTCCGCGGCTGGGATGACCAGACGTACACCACCGCGGCGCTGGTCAACGAAATCCGAGCACTCAAGTTCATGTACCTACTGGCGAACACGTCGAAGGACAAGCGCCGCAGGCTGACCCCGCCCGAACCGTTCCCGGTTCCGCAGGTCAAAGCCCACAAGGCGAAGAAGTACAAACCCGGCTCGTTCGGAGCCGTCGCGGCCATGCGTATGGCTGCTTCCCGCAATCGGAAGGCCCAGGCAACGGGCAGATAGTGAGGTAGCTCGTGGCTGCAGGGAAAGAGGTCGGTCGCCTAAGTATCAAGGTGACTCCTGACCTCGACGGGTTCTACCGAGATCTGAAGGCCGCGGTCGACGCCGCCGAGAAGATGAAGGTCAAGATCCCGGTCGAGCCGGACATGGGCAACTTCCGGCAGGAGGTGGCCGCCAGCACCGCCGGTATGACCGCCAGGGTCAAGGTCCGTGCCGACGTGGACAGAGGCCTGCTGGACAGCGTGGCGAACTCTCTGGGCAATCTGAAAGCTCCGTCGTTCGGATCAGGAATCAACCCCACGGGGTACATGCTGATCCTCGGGGCAGCGGCGGCGCTTACTCCGCTGATCGCCGGGTCGCTGGGCGCTATCTCAGCCGCCCTTCTCACACTGCCCGGGCTGATCGCCGCAGTAGCCGTTCCTATCGGCGCACTCGCACTAGGCATCGACGGGTTCAAGCGCGCTGCCGAGAGGCTCAAGCCCGCGTTCGACGGGCTCAAAGAGTCGATGTCTGCCGCGGTCGAGAATCAGTTCGGCCCGGTGTTCGACCAGCTCGGTAAGGCTATCCCGACCCTGGCCGCGAACCTGCCCAAGGTCACTCAGGGCATGGCGGATGTTGCGAAGTCGATCGTCGACTCGGTCACTTCCGGCGAGGGCCTCGGACGTATCGAGTCTCTAATCTCGAACATCGGCGCGGCTATCTCCCGATCCGCTCCCGGCCTCACATCGTTCGTCGACGGACTGCTGAACCTCGCTGAGAAGTTCAGCGGCAAGCTCCCTGCTATCGCCGACTGGATCAACCGCACAGGCGAGTCCTTCTCGAAGTGGGTCACGGACTTCACGACAGCAGGGCCGGACGGCGTGTCGAAGTTCGACAACGCTATGTCGGGTCTGGGTGACACGCTGCAGATGCTTGGCAGCGGACTGGTCGACATCCTAAACAAGTCCCTGGAGTTCTTCTCCGACCCACAGAAGATCCAGTCCTTCAAAGCGGAGCTCGACGGGTTGATCGCCTCGATCTCCACACTCGTCGACGTGGTCAACGGCCTGGCATCGGCGTTTTCTCGGGTCCCCGGGCTGTCGGACGGTGAGGCGAACTCCCCCTTCGACTTCGCGCCGATCCAGATTCAGGGCGCGATCGAGCTGATCAAGCAGATCCCGACCGCCTGGGAGGGCGTCAAGCTCAAGGCTGCCGAGGTGTGGAACTCGATTCCTACTATGGTCGCTACAGCCATCGCCTCGATCCGGGCGACCCTGGCTACGCTGCCCGGCCTGTTGTCGGGGATCTGGACCACGGTCACGGCCAGTGCTTCGTCAGCGTTCGCCACCATCGGCGCGGCCGTCTCGGCAGGCGCGCGCAGCGTAGTCAACACCGCGGGCAACATCTTCCGCTCGATGGGCTCGGTCATCGCCAACGCCTTCTCGGCGGCGGTGTCTGCGGTACAAACCGCGTTCTCCCAGATGGTCTCCGCAGCCGCCTCTGGCGCGCAGCAGGTTGTGGCGGAGGTCCAAGCTCTCGGCGGGAAGGTCGCCGCCGCTGCTGGTAACTTCGGTTCGATCCTGGTGGCCGCAGGTAAAGCCCTGATGGACGGCCTGCTGTCCGGTATCAAAGAGGGCCTGAATTCGGTGCTGGCCTTCGCGGGCAGCATCGCCGCCAAGATTGCCGCGGTCAAGGGTCCGCTCCCGAAGGACCGTAAAGAGCTGATCCCCGCCGGCGAGGCACTGATGGAAGGCCTCGGTACCGGCATCGAGAACGGCCTGGACCCGGTCCTGGATCGCGCCCGTGAGATCGCTAAGCAGATCTTCTCAGCGTTCAAAGAGACGTTCGGCACCGCTCCCACGTCGCTGGCGTTCAACCTCGGCAGCATGCAAGGCGACCTCAGCGGGTTGCAGACATCGCTGGAATCGACCGCTACCGCCTCTAGGGATCTGGCCTCGTCCCTGACAACGCCTACCGCAGAGCTCGCCTCCGGATCATCGCTTCTGGGCGACGACGTCAAAGGCCAGCTCGACGAGCTCAAGATGGCGTACGACCAGCTAGAGCTGCAGCGCAAGCAGCTGAAGGTAGACAAGAACGCCGCGGGCACCAAGGAAGAGAAGAAGGCGATCCAGGACAAGATCGACGCCCTCCAGGCCGAGAAGGACAAGCTGGCCTACCAGAAGGACCAGCTCAAGATCCAGCAGCAGCAGACCGGGCAGATGGGCGAGCAGAAGACGCTAGCCCAGTTCCTCGGTGAGCAGATCGCTTCGACCTGGCAGCAGGGTGCCGACGCTGTCGCCGGGTTCGCTCGGTCCAACCTCGACCAGGCGATGAGCGACCTCGGCATCGGCGGGGGCGCGATCACCAACGGTCTGAACGCTGGCCTCGACTGGGGAGTGCAGGCGCTCGGAAACGTCATGAACATCCAGGTCAACTCGGTTGACGACGCTATCGCGGTGAAGAACAACGAAGTGAACAAGCAAGCGCTCACTTACACACGCCGCTAACTTGAAACGTAACGAGGAGTTACATGGCTTCCAGACTGCTGGACCCCGATACCCTCGTCGAACTCGAAGGTGTCAACGGTGAGTGGTTCGACCTCACCAACGGCACCGAGGGGATCTACCTCGCTACCGAGGTGACGGGTCTGCTCGACCCGCCGGTGAAGGCGACGTACGAGGAGCCGGGGAACTTCCCCGGCGCTCGGTACCTGAACCACCGCGTCCTGCGACGCGACCTGGTGTTCGGCGTCGAGATCCTCAACGACGAGAACGACGAGACCTGGCTGCGCCGGGATTCGGCGTGGCGCAAAGCGTGGTCGTTCAAGCGCGACGCGAAGCTCCACATCACCACCGGAGAGTCCGGGCACCGCTACCTGAAGGTGCGGCTGTTCGAGTCCCCGACGACTGACATGGTCACCGACCCGCGCGGTCGGGAGGTCAACATCACGAAGATGGTCGTCGTCGCGGGCGACCCGTTCTGGTACGAGGACGATGTCGTCTACCCGATCGAGGTCCAAGAGGACACGACGTTCGACCCGAACCCGTTGCCGTGGCCGTGGCCGCAGCCGGAGCTTCCGGTCGAGGACATCGAGATCACGGTCCCGAACGCGAACCCGACGGACAACATCATCTGGCCGAAGTGGACGCTGCCCGGGTCGTCGGAGAAGCCTGCCGAACCGTACATCCCGGGGCTGCCGTGGCTCGGCGCTCCGAAGTCCCCGGCCACGCTGTGGACGGTCCCGGATTACAAGCTCGACCTCGACGAGGACGAAGACCCGTCGCTCGGCACCCGGCGTATCCGGATGCCCGGGCAGATCGGCGGTCTGCGCGTCGAGGAAGTCCAGCAGATCTACATCGACGGCCGCCCGACCGGCGGCACGTTCAAGATCGGGTACGGCGATGAGTGGACCGAGCCGATCGCTTACAACGCGACCCCGAACGAGGTCCGCGCCGCGCTGATCGCGCTGGCGGGTATCTCCGCCAACGACGTCGAGGTGTCTCTCGGCGGGGCGACGAACGAGGTCCAGACGGTTCGCCTCAAAGGCGGCGCTCTGGGCGGCACGTTCACGCTGTCGCTGGGCTCGGAGACCACGGTCGGTATCCCGTTCAACGCCTCCGACGCAGACCTTCAGGGTGCGTTGGTGGGGCTGGATTCGATCGGCTCCGCTGACGTCAAGGTGAAGTCGACGAAGATCAACGAGGTCCAGCTGGTCGAGCTGGTCGGGGAACCGACCTCGGGTTCGTTCACGCTGACGCTCGACGGGCAGACCACGGCTCCGATCGCGTGCAACGCGACGCCGGCTACGGTGGCGGCCCGGATCGCGGACCTGCCGAACATCGACGGTAACTACGTCAAGGTCGAGGGACTGAACGAGTGGTTCCACTCGCCGTACCGCATCACGTTCGGCGAAGCCCAGAGCCAGGGCGTCATCACCGACATCATCTCGGGGATCATCGATTTCATCGGCGGCTTGTTCGGCGGTAACGCCTCGGGCAAAGGCGTCGGCGGTATCGACATCGACGAGATGACCGGTGACGTCGGCACGCTCTCGGGCGGTGCTGGGCTCGATGTCCAGGTGACCACCGAGCAGGACGGCGACCGGCTGTACGTCGTGTCGTTCCAGCGTGCTGCTGGCGGTCTGAACCTGCCGCAGCTGGTGGGTAACGCCTCCGGTCTGGAAGGCGACGACCTCTCGATCGAGACCGCTACCAACGTCGACGGCGGTCGCCCGTACGTCGTCCGGTTCACCGACGACCTGCAAGGCGTGGACGTCCCGACCATGACGGTCGATACGGACGATCTGACCGGCGGGTTCGAGGTCGGCAGCCGCGTGGTGGTTCTCCGCGAGGGCTACACGTACCCGGCTGAGAACGTCGTCGTCGACTCCGACCCTCGCGAGGAGCAGGTGTCTTCGGAGTCTGGTTCCCCGATCTGGGAGCGGATGAACTCTGTCCGGTTCCTGCACTACATCCCGCCGTACACCGGCGAGGTCACGTTCAAGTTGTCCGTGTCCGGGGCTGTCCCCGGGCAGATTGCCACGCTGCGCCTTCCGCGCGCCTGGTCCCGCCCTTGGGGCCTAGAATAGTCTGAAAGGCCAGGTCAGATGGGTTTTACCCTCCGCCTGTTCGGCATCCCGGTCCTGAGCCTGGAGATCACCGGCGACGGCTCTGCCGAAGAGTACATCAACCTCACGGGCGGCTCGTTCGAGCTGGCTCCCGAGGAGTCCGAGTACGACGAAGAGTACTACGAGGAAGACCGTAGCGGGTTCGGCTTCGGGGTGAGCTGATGCCAGCCCCCGCCGCAGACATGACAACCCTGGCGGGTCACCAGCAGCTCTGGGACACCGTCATGAAGCGCCGCCAGAAGCGGGAAGACGAGCGGATCGCCCCGCCGTTGATCCGCCTCTGGGACGGCGACTACAAGCTCCGCGGCCAGCTCGTCGGGGAGCGCAGCCACAAGTTCGAGTTCATCGAGAACGAGACCGGCACCGCGTCGATCACGATCTCGCTGGACCACTACCTCGCTAAGTGGATCGCGTCCCACAAAGGCCGCGCCCGCCGCAACGTCCACGTCTCGTTCGACAAGCAGGGTGCCCGGTGGACGGGCCGCATGGATCACTACGACATCGTCCGGACCAAAGAGGGCGACGTCTACATGGAGGTCGTGTTCAAGCACGACTACGAAGAGCTCAAGCACATCTACGTGTGGGCGAACCCGTTCCTGCGGCCCGAGTTCCAGTTCCCGAAGCTGTGGGTGATGTTCGGTCCCGCGAAGTGGGCGCTGCTGCTGACGCTGTTCGTCAACATCCTCCGCCTGGAGACCTCGCTGTGGACGCTACCGGACAACCCTCTGGACATCTCCGAGTGGTTCCCGTTCTCGCTGAACCCCGGTAACTGGCGCAACATCGTCAAGCCGTTCCCGTTCCTCGCGGACAACTCTCCGCTGACGATCGTGTTCTCCCGGTTCAAGTCGTTCCACGACACCGCGAAGAACGTCCTGGCCGACTCGCAGCTCACCATCGTGTGCCGCAGGTACTTCCACGGCGAGGACCCGCACCCGTTCGCGGAGCTGTCCGGTGAGCTGGGCCTGCCGCTGATCGAGGGTATCGCCTCGCTGATCCCGCTGCGCCACGGCTGCCTGGTCTGGGACATCGTCGACAACTCCGGGTGGGGCTCGGAGACAGCGTTCGGTGGGTCGCTGCTGACCGGTCTGGTCCGCGCGGTGATGAACATCGCGTCGGACGGCATGACCGAGGGCATCGACATCTACACCGGTCTACCGACCTACCCGGGTGAGTACTACACACCGGGGTTCCTCGGGACGTACCCGAAGGCTCCGCACGTGGTGTTCATGGAGTCCCCGTACACCGGCATCGAGTCCTCGAAGTTCACGTACACCGAAGCTACGGACACATCGTTCGTGCTCGGCGGGCAGTCGATGCCCGGGGTGAACGAGATCATCTCGGCCGGCATCAACATGGGCGGCGACTTCCTGACGTCGCTGATCAACTCCCAGCTAGCCACGCTCGGCGCGTTCGGCGGCGCGATCGACCTCCCGCCGCTCGGCGGCATCATGGACGCGGTCGCCCGTCCGCTGTACGAGAACGTGATCCTCGCGTTCATGGAGATCCCCACGCTCCGCGCAGCAGGCCTGAGCCTGCCGATCGCTGGCCTGGAGGACATCGTCACCGGGCTCGGGGACTTCCACTACAACGAGGGCTGGGTCGACGGCGCTGACAAAGCGTTCACGATCTCCGCGATCATGGCGGCCCGCGCTAAGCAGTGGGCTACCCGGGCGAAGCACTCGCACGAGATCCAGGTGTCCGACGCTGCCCCGTACATCATCGGTGAGCGGGGTCACGGGCATTTCTGGCTCGGTGACCGGGTCGGTACCACGGTCCTCGGCTACCCCGATCCGTACACGATCTTCGTGGAGCGGGTCACCAAGCTCACCTACGAGTGGACGTCCGACGGCCCGAAGGGCTGGACCATCACGATCGGTTACAAAGAGCCCGAGGACCCGATCCTCAAGGCGTTCGAACTGATCCAGTACATCAACTCCAACCTCGGACAGCTCGGCATTCTGTAGCAGCCGAGCTTGATACGTAACGAAGAGAGCCCGCCACATGCACAAACCTCTGACCCAAGAACACGCCGACCCGGACAAGCCGGAGGAAGCCCTCGCCTGGGCTTTCTGGGGACTACCCCACCCGTCCGGAGGTCACTCGCTGTCTAACCCGGTGATGGCCAAGTACTGGTCGAAGCACTTCACGGAGCTCGGGATTGTGCATGTGGACTCTCTGCGCCGGCTCGCTGACGAGAACGGCAACATCCACGTCAGCAAGCTGCCCCAGCAGACCAAGAAGTTCCAGGCTCCCGCCCGCGGGCCGCGGAGCCACTACAACCCCGCTGCGCAGTGGGTTCCCTCGGATACCCCGGAGCCTCCGAAGTTCCGTGTCCAAGATCCTCGGACGCTCACCCAGCAAGAGCAGCAAGCCCAGCTCGACATCTACAAGCAAATGGGCCTGATTCCTACCGCACCACTGCCGCAGCATCAGGCTGCGGTCGAGTGAGAGGCCCGCTTATGCCAGACCTGGAAGACACCCAGCCTTTGCACGTGTCTGACCTGCCTACCGAAGAGATGGACCTCGCCGAGCTGGACACAGGCGGCTTCGAGATCCCGCACCTGGGCTGGGACCTGGACAAAGACGGTGACATCGAAGGTATCGAGGAGTACGTCCCCGAGCCTGCGGTGCTGCGCGGCGCTGTGGCCGCGGGCCTGGGCTTCGCCGGGTTCGTCCTCGGTAAGACGTTCGACGTCTCGTGGATCGACCAGGCGGTCGCTATCTACGCGGTGGCTGCACCGTTCGTCCTCGGATTCGTGATCCGCCGCCACGTCACCCCTACGAAACGGTGACCGAGGTCCTGGATTGGTTGGCGGTGGCTAGCGGTCCTGCGGGCATCGCGATCGGCATCTACGGCGAGAAGTGGCGCTCCCGGCGACGGGAGCCTGCCGAGATCGAGAAGACCGAGGCGGAGGCCTCGCAGATCTTCGTCGAGACCGCGGTGACTCTGATCGCCCCGCTGAAGGCGGAGATCGCTGGTCTGACCGTGCGCGTCAACCAGCTCGAAGAAGAGAACTACACGACCAAGACCCGGCTGCAGCTGTCGATCGATTACATCCGCGTCCTGCAGACGTGGATCAGCAAGCACATCCCGGGACGGAAGCCTCCGGCTCCCCCGGCCGAACTGTTGCTCTGAACTTGATATGTAACGGAGGTCTTAGTGGCTGACGACCAGTGGGTACCTGACGTTCCAGACGGCGCGTTCGTCATCGGCGGCGGTGACTACCGCTACGGCCAGGACATGACCGAGGACATCGCCCGGTCGCTGTTCCAGGTCCCGGACTTCAACCCGGCCAACGCGCTGCTGGTGCTGCCGCAGCTGCTGCTGCGCCTGCCGCTGGAAGCGCTGCAGAAGTTCAAAGACTTCATCCCGAACGTGCTGGAAGGCGCGTTCAACACCGTAGCCGGCGCGGTCGACGCCATCATGGGTGCGATCCGCGAGACCCCGCGGGTGCTGGAGCAGATCCTCTCGTACCTGCCGCAAGAGTTGCGCGACGAACTGGAGCACGCCGCTGCGCGTATCAGCGCGGTGATCGACGCGATCGTCCAGGCGCTCACCGGCACCTTGAACATCGGCCACACGATCGAAGACCTGATCTTCTCGCTGACCAACATCCGGCCCGGTGCGGTCGGCGGTGTGCTGGGCGGCGGGTCGATCGAAGAGACCATCAAGCGCATCGTCGATGCGATCGTCTCGGGCATCGTCGGGGTCACCGGCATCGGTGCGGGGATCTCGGATCTCCAGTCGCTGATCGAGCAGATCTCCTCGGCGGCTGCCCGCGGCGGGTTCGCCTGGGACATCCTCGGTATTCAGAACAACAAGAAGCCGAAGTCCGGGCTGTACAAGTCCGAGCGCGGAAACTTCGACCTGGACACCCTGAACTCCACGGTCTCGGTCGCCCCCGGAACCTCGATCATCGCGTTCGATGTCATCGAGCAGTCGATGCCTATCGGCCTGATCACCTGGATCGGCTGGGGCACCTCGGGCATCACCGACTTTTACATCAACGTCTACCGCTGCGTTGACGACCGCTCCGACCCGGAGCTGGGCGAGCTGATCCACCAGTCCGAGAACATCGCGGGCCTGCTGGCGGGCTCCGCGTCTCCCGGCGCGAACATGGCGTACGAACTCACTACCCCGATCGCGGCTGTAGCCGGCGACCTGCTGGCGTACGAGTTCATCGCTGTCGGCGGTACGCACACGATGCGCGGCCGGGACTTCAACCTCCCGGACAACGACGGCGCTCCGATCGGCAACGTCGGGGCTACCCGATCGCTGTCGACGCCTTCTCTTCCCCCGGCCACGCTGGACAAAGCCGATGTCACCTGGACCGACAACGTCCCCCGCGTCGGTATCGCGGTGGACACCGGCACCGGCTCGGATCACCACGACCCGCAGGTCGAGTTCTTCGAGGAGCCTGTAGCTATCCCGGTCCCGGCGTGGTGCGACCGCATCGACGCGATCGTCACCGGTAAGGGTGGCGAGGGTGCCGACGGGTTCCTCGGGTTCTACGGCAACCCGGGCCTACCCGGCGGTGTCAACACCGTGACCTGGGCCCGTGGTGAGCACTTCTCCGGTACCACCACGATCTTGGAGTGGGACGGCGCTGAGCTGTCGATCCCCGGGTTCGCGGTGTCCGCTGCCAACGGCTCTAACGGCTCCGGTCAGCGCCCTGTGGCGCTCGGCAAGCCGGTCGGTAAAGGCATCGAGGAAGTCGAATACAACGGCCTGAAGCTGGCCTCCGGCGGTGACCAGCACGCGTACGGCGGCGCAGGCACCAAGCCTGGCGGCGGCGGTAACGGCGGTCACTGGCTCGGTATCTACACCCAAGGTGGCCCCGGTGGACCCGCATGCGCGGCTGTCCAGTTCCGCAAGGGCGCTCTGCCTGGCGAGGTCGTGGGCGACGGTGAAGGCGACGTGACGCCTCCGAACACCTCCGCGCTGCACGTCGACGTGTCTGCGACGACCACCTCGATCACTATCACACCCTCGGGAGCTGTCGACGATGCCTAGCGGACTTCGCGGTTACAACGTGTACCGCAACGGCGTTCGACAGAACACCTCCCCTGTGACGGAGCTCGGCTCGGTGACTATCACCGGGCTGTCTCCGGACACCGACTACTCCGAGCAGATCACGATCACCGCCATCGACATGGCGGGTAACGAGTCGCTGCCCAAGACGCTGGCTGAGCTGGAGGCGGAAGCTGTCACCGACGCTTTGTCTCCGGCTGACCCGCTGGACCCGGTGGTCCGGGCGCAGATCGACGCGCTGGTGGCGGCGAAGATCAAACCGACGTCGGGCAAGGTCGCTGACGGCGCGATCATCGGGGTCGAGACCCCGACCGGGTCGTACTACAAAGCGTACGGCGGGGACCGCACCTCGAACACTCCGCTGACGCTGGAGAAGAACTCCCGGTACGGCTCGTGCTCGAAGATGTTCACTCACACCCTGATCCTCAAAGCGATCGATGACGGGCTGCTGGACTGGGACGACACGCTCTCCCAGTTCGTCACCGGCGTACCGAACGGGGACCAGATCACGATCCGGCAGCTGCTGCTGTTCCAGGACGGGCTCAAAGACTGGATGACAGACCCCGCGGTCCAGCAGACGTACTTCCTCAGCCCGACCAACTCGTTCGACCCGCTGAACTACATCCGTAACTCGGTGGTGAACTTCGCGCCGGGTCAGGGCTCGTCGTATTCGAACGCAGCCTCGTGGCTGCTGGGCAAGGTCCTGGAGTCCGTCTACAACGACGGCCGGACGGTCGATCAGATCGTCGTGCAAGAGTGGCAGTCCGAGGTCGATATGCCGTCGCTGCACTGGCCGACGACGAACTACATGAACCCGCCGTATGTCCGGGGCTGGACCCCGAACCTGGCGCTGCCGCAGATCCAAGCGATCCTCGGGCCGTTCGCGTTCCTCGCGGCGTTCCTCGGCTACCCGACGTCCCAGGACCTGGAGTTCACCGCGGTCTCGACCTCGTGGTCCGGCGCGGCCGGTTCTCTCGCCGGGAACATGGAGGACTTCGTTCGGTTCGGTAAAGCGCTGTACGACGGGACGTTTTTGTCCGAGGAGATGTAGCAGCTCCGCAAAGAGATCTTCACGACGTACGTCGAGTACGAGCCTGCGGGACCCCATCAGGGTCCGGGCTGGATGGGGTTCGGTCTGAACTCGATCTGCTGGGGAGCGTGGCAGGGTTGGGTCGGCAACCTCGGCGGTTACATCGCGGTCATCTTCTACAACTCCGAAGACGGATCGGTCATCGCGGTGACTCTGAACAACTTCTCGGCCCACGTCGACGCGGTCGATCTGTTCTATCAGATCGCGTACCTGCTGAACCCTGAGTCCACCGGGCACCGGGACTGGATCTTCCGTCCTGATCCTGCTGAGGACGCGGACGAGGTCCGTGACCCGACGCTGTACCTGACGGTCGAGTCCACCGGAGACAACCAGATCCCGGCTGATGTGCCGTTCGAGATCTAAGGAGACAAGAGATTTCTGCTCGTTACAACAGCTGCCGTGCTGCGGCAGCCAGAGGCGATATCGACTGGCTGAACGACGACATCCGGGCGCTGATGATCGACGCCGACGACTACACCGTGAACCTGACGTCGCACACGTCGCTAGCGAACATCCCGTCCGGGGCGATCATCGCTGTCTCGGAGAGCCTGACCGGTAAGTCGGTGACTTCTGCTGGCTGGGTGAAGGCTGACCCGACGGTGTTCCCCGAGGTCGAAGGTGACACGGGCGAGGCGGTCATCGTCTACAAGCACACCGGTACTGCGTCTACGTCGACGCTGCTGTCTTACCACGACTCCCCTACCTACCAATTCGTCATCCCGAACGGCTCGGACATCCGTGTGATCTGGCCGACCGACGGGTTTATCCGCTTCTAAGGAGCACGCATGGCACTTCCCGAGAACTGGGCAGACGGTGTTGGTCAGCAGGTTGATGCGGCGTTTCTGAACCAGCTGGGTTCGGAGCACAACGCGATGCAAGACGCGCTCGGCGGTAAGTCGATCCTGGTGGTCTCCCAGGAGGACTACGACGAGCTGGGGTCTCCGGACCCTGACACGATCTACGTGGTCATCGAATGAGTCTGAAAGTCGGTGACCTCGACGTTGTCGGTGTGTTCGTCGGGGATGCTGCGGCGAAGGTCTACGTCGGCGCGATGAAGATCTGGCCTCCGGTTCCGGACTTCACCCCGTTCAGCATTTCCAGCGAAGACCCCGGATACACGGATATCTACGACGAACCGGTACCCGAGGGCGCATCCGGATGCTGGGTTACCCTCTTCGGCGGCGGCGGTGGCGGAGGAGCAGGCTACAAAGGCCCCTCCGGGACCACCCGACGCGGCGGGTCCGGTGGACGAGGCGGCTCAAAGATCCCCCGCGTATGGGTTCCGAGATCATCGATGGGCAGCACGTACAGCATCCAGCGGGGCCTGGGCGGCTCAGGCGGGTCGCCTGCATCGGGCACATCTGGCTCAGGGCAGCCGGGTAGCCCAGGCACCCCTTCTATATTCACCTCCGGGAGCGTCTTGCTGAGAGCCGCTTACGGCGGCGGTGGAAGCGGCGGGACCAGCTCCGGGTGGAGCGGGAGTACCGACAGCGGGACATCCCTGACAAACGGAGTTCCTGAGGCAACCGTTCTTGCTGGGTCGGATCGCGGCGGCGGAAGTAGCGGTAACGGTAACGCGGGCGTCGGCAACCCGGACGGCGCGGGTGCTGGCGGTGGCGGTGGCGGCGGGTACTCGTCGTCGCAGACGCCAAGTAACGGCGGCCGAGGCGGCAACTCCACCCACGGCACCGGCGGAGCAGGCGGGTCGTCTTCCGGCTCCAACGGCGGCGGCGACGCCGTCGATCAAACCGGTGGCAATCCTGGCGCCGGTGGTGGTGGAGGACGCCCGGTCACCGGTAACGGCGGCAAAGGCGGCAAGTACGGCGGTGGAGGTGGCGGAGGCTGCGGTCTCGGCGGGTCCTCCACAGCCCGCGGTGGCGATGGCGGTGACGGGTACGTCCTGATCGAGTGGGAATAACCGCGCTTGACACGTAACCCGGTTACGAGTAAAGTCGATCCCACGAAGAACCCGACCGGCGGGGCGAAGGCCTGAGAAACCAACCCCACCGGTCGGACCACCCTCTCTAGGAAGGCACCACTATGTTACGCACCATCGCAGCCGCGGGCATCCTCGCGGCTGGTCTCGGGCTCGGTATCGCGCCGATCGCCCAGGCTGCTCCGGCTCACTGCTCGAACCACGGCTTCGGTCACGGTCAGATCTACAAGCACGCCTGTGCTACCGGCTCAGGCGGTGCGGGAGCTGACTGGACCTACGCCAAGCACGCCGACGGCTCGTACAAGATGGATGGCACCAAGCACGTCTACAAGTGCCAGCGCCACTGCGGCGGCGGCCGCGGCAAGACCGAGACCACCGACCCGTGGTGATCTAACCCCGCATACCAAGAAACCCCCTACCCGGCCCGCGAAGGCTAGGTAGGGGGCTTTTTGTGTTTCAGTGGGTGTGACCGTGATGACCTGTGTCTTCGTGGTTTGTCTGGTCAACCACCGCGGTCTCAGTGGTGTACGGTACAAACCCATGAGAGCCCTGGTAGTGATCCGACTGTCCCGCGTCACCGATGCTACGACCTCGCCGGAGCGTCAGCTGGAGTCTTGCCAGCAGCTCTGCGCCCAGCGCGGCTGGGACGTCGTCGGGGTAGCGGAGGATCTGGACGTCTCCGGGGCGGTCGATCCGTTCGACCGGAAGCGCCGCCCGAACCTGGCCCGGTGGCTGTCGTTCGAGGAGCAACCGTTCGATGTGATCGTGGCGTACCGGGTAGACCGGTTGACCCGCTCGATCCGGCATCTGCAGCAGCTGGTCCACTGGGCCGAGGACCACAAGAAGCTGATCGTCTCCGCGACTGAATCGCACTTCGACACGACGTCGCCGTTTGCGGCGGTCGTGATCGCGCTTATGGGAACGGTGGCGCAGATGGAGTTGGAGGCGATCAAGGAGCGGAACCGCTCGGCCGCACACTTCAACATCCGCGCCGGCAAGTACCGTGGCTCCCTGCCGCCGTGGGGTTACATGCCCGCCCGCGTGGACGGGGAGTGGAGGCTGCTCGTCGACCCCGTGCAGCGCGAACGCATCCTCGAGGTCTATCACCGCGTCGTCGACAACCACGAGCCTCTGCACCAGATCGCCCACGACCTGAACCAGCGCGGCATCCTGTCGCCCAAGGACTACTTCGCCAAGCTTCAGGGCCGGGAGCCCAAGGGTCGGGAGTGGTCGGCTACCGCGCTGAAGCGCTCGCTGATCTCGGAGGCGATGCTCGGGTACGCGACGCTGAACGGTAAGACCGTGCGCGACGACGACGGAGCCCCGCTGGTGCGGGCCGATCCGATCCTGACGCGCGAGCAGCTGGAATCGCTGCGGGCGGAACTGGTGAAGGCCGACCGGACCAAGCCTGCGGTCTCTACCCCGTCGCTGCTGCTGCGGGTGCTGTTCTGCGCGGTGTGCGGGGAGCCTGCCTACAAGTTCACCGGGGGCGGTAGGAAGAACGCTCGCTACCGCTGCCGGTCGTGGGGCTGGGCGCAGCGGTGCGGCAACGGCACGGTCGCGATGGCCGAGTGGGACGCGTTCTGCGAGGAGCAGGTGCTGGATCTGCTCGGGGACGCGGAACGTCTGGAGAAAGTCTGGGTAGCCGGCTCGGACTCCGCGGTAGAACTCGCGGAGGTGAATGCGGAGCTGGTGGACCTGACGTCGCTGATCGGCTCCCCGGCGTACCGGGTCGGGTCTCCGCAGCGCGAGGCGCTGGATGCTCGTATCGCGGCGCTGGCCGCGCGGCAGGAGGAGCTGGAGGGTCTGGAGGCCCGGCCGTCGGGCTGGGAGTGGCGCGAGACTGGGCAGCGGTTCGGGGACTGGTGGCGGGAGCAGGACACCCCGGGTAAGAACACCTGGCTCCGGTCGATGAACGTTCGGCTGACGTTCGACGTCCGCGGCGGGCTGACTCGCACGATCGACTTCGGGGATCTGCAGGAGTACGAGCAGCATCTGAGGCTGGGCTCGGCTCTAGACCTTGTAAACGCAGAAAAGCCCCCTACGGGCCGCTAGGGCACGCAGAGGGCTCTCTGGTAGTCTCTATTCAGTTGTACTGCTGAGCCCGTCAGCGTGGACGCTAGAGGGGTTTACGGGGCCTCGTGGACCCGCACGTACGGCTGCAGAGGCTTGTCACGGTAGGCGTGGTAGCGCTCTTTCTCGTCGGAGATCGGCTTGAGAAGCTCGCTGTCGATATGCTCCCGCACGACCTTCATCTGCGGATCGTTCTGGTACTCCTCGACCAACTGCTTGCTGACCGGGGCGACCGGGTTGATCATCGCTTCGATCCTCTTCGGGCGGGTCTGCGTCGAGATGATCTTCAGCAGATCCACCGCCTCGGTAAGGCGGTCGGTGATCATGGCCAGTTGCTCGACGGTGATGTCTTTCTTCTTCTTGCTCATGGTCTCCTCGTTTGCCTGATGGAGTCGGCCCGCGCCGACTCGTAGTCCGGGTGGAACGTGATGACGCCGTAGAACGATCCAACCGACGGGAACACGATCCACTCCTGGGTGTGCGGGCTCTTGCGGATCAGCCACTTCCGAGCGTCGTTACCCCAGAGCTCTCTCACCGGAACCACCCCCGCATGATCTGGATCAGGTGCTCCAGCCGAACCTCGTGGTCGAGCATCCGGATCAGCACCAGTTCACGCACCCGCTTCATTCCGCGGTCCTGAAGCTGGTAGCTACACGCGGGTAGATGCGCTGCACCCATCCCGATGGGAGGCTGTCGTCCCGGCGGAAGAAGTTCTTCCGGTTCACCGACCAGTAGACCGTCCCGCCGGGTAGCTCCTGGCTGAATCGGACGTCCGGCAGCCGGTGGCGTCCGATGTAGTTGTCACCTGACGGGAGAGTAAAGAACCACTCTTCCGCGTTGAGCTCAGTCACCGCGTGCTTGCTCATTCCAACCCCTCGTAACGGTCCAGCTCGCTCTTGAGCCCTTGGATCTCAAGCTCCAGGTCGAAGACCCGGCCCATCAGGTTGTCGCGCTCCAGCTCCAGCCGAGCCGCGTCGTCGATCGCCTCCATCGACCTGCGCACCATGTCCGCGAGAGCTCCGTGGATCGAGGCGACGAAGTCGGCGTCAGCCTCGCTACGTAACCGACCGACCCACACCCGGCTTTCGTCCTGGCCGACGGCGAAAACCTCAAACACACCGAGGTCGTCGTCTTCCTCGACCGCCCAGAAGCGGTCCTCGGCACCGGTGGTCTGCGAGAACACCTGATAAATGCGGTCGCAGAACTCTTGAAACTCCATGTTGTTCCTTCCGTTACGAATCAAGCTGGGATCCGCAGAAATGGATCTGCGGACGGTTGCTCGTCTTTCTTCAGATACGCCGCGCCCCAGGATCGGCCCCCGACCTCCGGGTCGGTGTTGATCAGCACGCCTCGGAACGTCTGCTCCATGATCCGGCCGATCTCCTTAGCCGTAACCTCAGCCTCAGCCTCGGGTACCGACGCCAGAACCTCGTCGTGGATCACCAGACGGATCATCGGGGTCATCCCCGCCTCGTGCAGCCGCAGCACAGCGCTGGCCGTTACGTCACGTGACGTGGACTGCACCATGTAGTTCAGCGCCGCGTATCCTCGGTCAGGGTCGACGGGCAGCCGACGACCGGTAGGTGTGATGACGTACCCGAGGTTTGCCGCCTCCCGTTGCAGGCTCTTGGAGAGAGCCGTGACTTCCGGGTAGGACTGCTCGAACCCTGCGATCACTCGCTTAGCTTCCGGGAACGTGATCCCCGCCTGCGCCGCGATCGTGGACGGGCCGGAGCCGAAGACGTAGGCGAAATTCACCATCTTGCCGACCTTGCGATCGACGCCCGAGGCGTCAGCCGTGATCTGGTGAAGGTCAGCGTTGTCTTTGAACGCTTGGATCATCGTCCGGTCGTTGGCGAGCGCCGCCAGGACGCGAAGCTCCTGCGCCTGGTAGTCGACCGAGACCATCAGCTGCCCGGGGTCCGCTAGGAAGCAGCGCCGCACCATCCAGTCCCCAGCGGGCAAGTTCTGCGCCGACGGGTTGTTGGTGGACATCCGCGCGGTGCGCGCCTGCAGCGGGTTGATCCCCGGATGGACCCGGTCGTTGGCGTCCCGCCGCTCGATGAAGTTGCGGACCCAGGTCTTCTCCCAGGAACCCCACTTCTTCGCCTCGATCGCAGCCTTCGCCAGCGCGTTGCCCTCCTCAGCCAGAGCTTCCAGCAGCTCGGCGTTCACCTGGCGCTTACCCGTGGCCGTGCGGCCTTTGATCTTCACGCCCGTACGCTCCAGGCCGTCAGCCAGCTTCTCGGTGGAGTTCACCGAGTCGACCCCGTACGCGTACCGAGCCACCGCGGTGTAGTGCTCGGACTTCCGCAGCATGTCCGCTGACAGCTTCTCCGAGTAGTCGACGTCCAGCAGGAACCCGGTGCGTTCGACGTACGACATCACCTCGGCGAGCTTGTGCTCGTACGGGATCAGTTTGTGCGACGACTCCGGCACCAGCGGGGCTACCTTGCCCAGCAGCCGGGACACCAGGATCGTGTCCATGCCGGCGTACAGCTCGTAGTCCGGGTCGTCCAGGTCGACCAGCGCCCAGATCTTGTCTTTGGTGGTCTTGTGCTTCTTGGCCAGGCGAGCCATCGAGGCTTTGACCTCTTCGGCGGTCACCGGGTCGATGTAGAACTTCGTCAGCTCTTCCAGCTTGTGGCCGGTCCCGCCTTCTTTGTAGGCCCGGGGGTCTACCAGGTGCGAGTAGATCTTGGTGTCCTCGACCTTCGGCCACATCTGCTCCATCGGCACACCGAGCGTCCGCTCGATCACCTGGAGGTCGAACGCGGCGTTATGGATCACGAACCGCTGGACCTTCTGGAGAGCGGTGACGGCGGCTCCTACGAACACGCCGCCCCGCTCCACCGGCAGAACCCACGACTCCCACGGGTTACCGAACTGGATCAGCCGGATACCGAAGTCCGGCTTGTAGATCCCCAGATCCGTGGTCTCGGTATCGAGGCCGAGAATCCGGAGGTTGGAGCGGATGAAGCTCTCGAACCCGTCGAGATCATCCTCGTGCTCTACGACGTTGACCAGAACTGTCTCGTCCTTGATCTGGTAGCGGTGTTGCTTCACCCGCCCCTCCCTTCGTTAGTGGTTACGTGTCAAAAAGAACGTCCAACCTCTTCTGGATTTCCTCCGGATTGAACATGAAGCTTTCGTACGCCTGCTTCACGGACTTTTCAGTAGCCCTTTCCACTCCCCAGATGTCCGGATAAGAACGGGCCTCGGCCTTGGTGCGCCAGCCCTTCTTGATCTTTGCGACGATGCACGGGGACCCGTAGGACTTCGTCGCATAGATCTCCCATCTATGACCGTCGGGAAGATCCGGAAGGTTCACAGCCCCAGCTCCCGTCGGATCTGTCCCTCCGGGGTTTCTTCCTTGACCATCACTCGCCCGTAGTAGGCGATGTTGTTCTTGATCGGGAAGACCCGGTACTCCCCTTCCCCGAAGTCCACGGACAGATCGTCACCGCTGATGCGGTACTCGCAGTCGTCCGGGAACGTCCAGAACAACCCGTTCTGGAGCATGACCATGAACTTCGGAACCTTGATTTCCTCGCTCAATTACACCCTCCTAGGTGGTTACGAGTCAAGTTAATTTGCATAGAAAAACTTGGCGTCGCGACCGTCATCCTTGGTCGGAGGCATCCACGCGTGCCAGACCTTGCCGGTCTTCTTCGACACCCCGGTCTTGTAGACGAAGTCGTCGTACGGCTTCGGCGGAGCCCACTCCGGGGCTTCCTGCGCACCCTGCGGAGCCTGGCGCTGGTACCCGCCGCCCGAGGACTGAGCGGGAGCCGGTGCAGCCGACCCGCCCGCGAACGCCGCGGCGACCTTCTTCACCTTGTCCATGTAGTCCTTGAACTTCGCATCCAGCAGAGCGTCGGACTCTTCGACCGACGAAGCGTGGATAACGATCCACGGCGCGTCGAAGTCCCGGCCGCCCTTCAGGGTGGTGACGATCTTGCCCTCGCCGGGCGCCACGTTGCTGCTGTTGTTGACCACGGTGGTCGCAGGAGCGGTGGTGGCGACAGGCTGCTCGGGGCCGTTGTCGTTCGAGGCCCAGGGATCGGTGGTGACAGTCATTCGGTTTCCTTCCGGTTGTAGCCGCGGGTCCATTCGGCACCCACGAACATCTCTTTGTCCTCGTCTGGCCAATTAGCCAGGAGGGCTGGTTTCTGGTTGGGGTAGAGCTCAGGCGTCACCCACGCTCGGTACATGTCGACGCCGGACATACCGCTGAACTGGCCGTCGAAGATGTTCACGCGGCAGCCCCTGACCCTGCGCAAGACGGGATCAGGTGATCCCTGAACCGTCCCGAGCTGATCGGCACTATGTGGTGGCACACCGGGCACGCCTGGCGATGCTTCGGAGCACTGGAGGTCGCCTGCTCGGCGGTAGCCAGGTCGAACAGCTCCCGGTACGTCAGACCGTCCTCGCCGGCTGACTTCCACCCGTCGTCAGCGAGACGAGTAGCCATCTCCCCGACAGGGTCACCCGGACCGTTGTGCGACCGGATCGAGTCCGGGAACACCTTGGACCGCGAGCCGGGGCCGCCGTGGTCGTCGGTCTGCTTGATGACCTTGTGGACCTCTTCGAGCACCGCGCGGTGAGCGTTCTTCAGCCGGTCCTTGGCGGCCTGGTCTCGCAGAACCACCCCGTCGATGTACCGAACCTTGAGCGCTTCCGCGTACGGCGGGTGGCGATCCACGAGCTGGGATACAGCCCGAGGAATCACCTCCATCAGGTACACGTTGTCCGATCGGCCTTTGAGCGCGTCTTTGATCGACTCCGACGAGTAGTCCCGGTCACCCCGGGCTAGGTCGTCCGCGAACGCGGACTCGCTCAGGATCTGATACGCGTGACGGCGCAGGAACGAGGTAGCCTCGCCCTCCGACGGCTGCGTAGCCGCGGTCATCCGCGACGACTTCTCCAGAACAGCGACCCACAGGTCCCCGGTCAGGTCTTCCAGCTGATCGGCGGTCAGAGACCACTCCACCCCTGCGGACTTCGCACCTCGTCTGAGGCGCTTGTCCAGGAGAGAGTCATCCATTCACCGGCTCCAGACTGCGCTTGGCGTAGGTCTCCTCGACCAGAACCTCGATCAGCTCGACCCGGGGAATCTCCCGGGACCGGGCTTCGAAGTGCAGGTACGGCAGAACGTTCCCGTTACGTGTCAAGGCCACGGCGTCAGACTTCCCAGACCTGACCGTCAACGGTGAACTTGCCTCCCAGGATCGGGACGATCTCAGCCTTGACATGCTTGCCGTCGACCGTGAGCATCCCGAAGCCCATCTGCCAGTTCCCAGCTCCGCCCTTTAGATAGTTGGCCTTCTTCATGTCCATCAGGTGCCCGACTTCCATGCCGGTAACGGTCTTGCGGACCGAGCCGCCGTACCCGAACGAGTGCGAGACGACAGCCTGCCGGTGCGTGTGGCCGCAGACCACGGACTTGCCGAACTTCTTGGCACCGTTGAGCGCTGTCGATCCGGCGATCTGGGATAGCGTCATCTTGCCCATGTGCCCGTGAGTGGAGATCCAGCCCGGAGCGATGTCGTAGAAGTCAGGCAGCAGCTCCACACCGAACCCGTCGAAGTCGAGCAGCACGTCGATGTCGAAAGCGTGCGTACCCTCCAGGGCCGGTGCATTCTTGGCCAGGTACTCGCGGGCTCGCAGATCGTGGTTGCCCTCGTGCATCCCGATCCAGCCGTCGTAGACCTTGCGCAGTGGCTCCATCAGGTTCTTCTTGGCGTAGTCCGCGTCGCGGTACACCGAACCCTCGAACTCGCCCTTGGTCCCCCGATTCCAGCGCGAGGGCTGTGGCAGGTCTAGGACGTCACCGATATGTACCACGCCGTACGGCTGGACATCCCCGATGAAGCGGATGACCGCTTGCATCTCTTTGCGCGCCTCGAAAGGCAACTGAGTGTCGGGTAGAAAGACGATACGCTGGGTCATTTGGTTCCCTTCTCTGCGAGGAGGGTTAGCTCCGCGCGTACTGATCGGTAGACGTCGTCCAACGCGTTGATCGCGTTGGTGACGGATGTGTAGGTGACGGTGTCGGGGTCGATGTACAGAGACATGCCGCTCTGAGGGGTTTCGACCTCGCGGCAGATCTCGTGGTAGTCGCTCACTCGACGACCTCGTCCAGGTCGATGACCATGTCGTTCAGCGAGTCGATCCAGGTCAGCGAGTCCTCGTCCTCGTTACGAATCAAGTCGTCGGGCAGCGGAAGATCGAACAGGGCGAGCTGACCGTCCTCCTCTACCGGCTCCTCGTAGATCCGCTCGGCGCAGCCGGCGTAACCCGCGATGTCGGTGTAAGAGTCCCGGTGGTACCCCGTACCCTTCACCCGGGCCACCTTGACCAGGATCATCAGGTTAGCGACGTCGAGGTCAGTGATCGGACGCTCCAGGTACGCGGAGAACAACGCGGAGATGTCGGCGAAGTTCTCCCGGGGGTGCCCGTAGTTCTTGTTGCGAGGTCCGTGGATCAGGCGTTGCGCCTCTTCCAGGATGCTTTCGTTGCTCACTTGATCACCTCCGTGAAAGGCGCGTACCGGTTGATATCTCCACCGAACCATTTAGTCCCGATTCGATCCGTCACAACGACCGATTCGGGAACGTCCTCGAACCTCTCCCACACCCTCGGTTCCTTGAGGGGCGACAGGCTTCCGGCCGCGATGTACTGCCGACCTCCGTCTGCGAGAGACCTGACAAGTACGTCCCCGATCCCCGGGCCCTGCTCAATAACCTCAACGACTTCTCCAGGGGTCAAGAAGACGTAAGGGCCTTCGCCTTCGCTGTGCGTGAGCCGGAGAGGCCCGGTTACAACCGCTTTATCACCGATTTTCATATCCCTACCTTGTCTTTCAGTGCTTGAACGCCTTGCTCCAACACAAGGCTGTTGACGTCTTCGCCATCCCGTCCCATCGGGATGATCTTGGCGTTGGGCAGAACACCCGCCACCGTCTCAGCGAACTGCATCCCCGCATCGTCACCGTCCGCGAGTATCAACACCTCCCGGTACCCGAGGAACGGTTCGCGGAAGTGCTCTTTCCACGCCTGCGCGCCGGGAACCCCGACCGTGGGGAACCCCGCGACAGACGCTGTCAACGCATCGATCTCGCCCTCCGCGATCCCGACGCGCTGAGCCGGTTGCAGCAGCGCCAGCGTGTTGTACAGCCGCCCGGTGTCGCCCGGGACGGTCAGGTACTTCGGTTTACCCTCGGCGGCGTCTAGGCGACGAAACCTCAGCGAGACCACCTGCCACCGCTCGTCCGGAGCCCATCGCAGGTAAGGGATAGCGAGCATCCCTTTGTACATCTCGTGACCCGGTAGAGGTTCCTCCACGTACCCGAGGCGAAACTGCGTCACCGCCTCTGCGATAGCCGGCGCGGTCAGCCCGCGGGTTGCCAGATACTCCTCGGCCGCGGACCCAGCCAGCGCTTTGTGATAACGCTGCGACGCCTGAAGGAGATAGCTCTTGTGCTCTTTCGACTGCTGTTTGATAGTTCACCTCCTCGTAAGTCATCAGCAACGTGATCGCGTTGCCTCGCGCCGAACAAGCGAGGCAGCTGAAAGCGTTCAGCTGGTACGACACCGCGGCAGACGGCCGCGACTCCTCGTGGTGCCAGCAGAGGCAGGGAATCCACACCCGGCCCGTGTCCTCGGGCGGAACCCAGTCAGGTGCCAGGCGCTCGATGACCTTCGCGATCAGCGTTTGTGAAGGTTCCACCGGACGACCTCGTACACGTCGATGCCCTCGTGGTACGGGAACTGCTGCTTGAGCGCGTCGTCTAGGAACTCGTAGACGTCTTCGGTGTCGGTGGTCGGGTCGACCTTGACGAACGCCTCGATCTTCATCCAGCCCTGGCTCATCAGATGACTCCGATCAAGAAACCCACCCAGAACGTTATGGTCGGGTAGATCACGTACATGAAGAAGGTCACTTGCCCCACCTCCGAGCGGTGCGGTCCACGGAGTGCTCCGAGACGTTCCGGGCGAGCTTGTAGGTCTTCGGGTTGAGCAGCGCGGCCAGGACCTGCTGACGGAGCAGGTTCGGGCGGGCGGTTGGTACGGACTGGTTCATGGTGTTCCTTCCTAGTGGTTACGTGTCAAGTAGCGGACACGGCTCTAACGCGCCGCTGCTCGATGAGCGGTATGTAGTCGGGCTCCTTTTCGATGGCGATGCACTTGAAGCCTTCGAGGATGCACGCCTCGGCCGTCGCACCGGAGCCTGCGAAGGGGTCGAGGACCACTCCGCCCGGCGGGGTTGACAGTTTCGCGATCCAGCGCATCAAGGCGACGGGCTTCACCGTTGGGTGCGCCACCTTGGCCCCGTCTTCGTTGACGTAGCTGGGCCGCTCCTTGGTGGGAGCCTTGGCCTGATACTTGAAGACCGGGAAGAACTTCTGGGGCTCCCCGAGCTCGGCCGCCTGCGCGTCGTCGAGCACCACGTTCGTCGGCCAGCGGCCTGACTGTGAATCGGGCCCATCGCCGACGCGGCAGGCGGCGATGTTGAGCGCGCCGGTGCCGTGCTCGAGCACGTTCGCCGCGACGGTGCCCGCCAGGGGCTTCCGGGCGACGACGATCGGCTCGAATGCCGGTTTCAGCGCCGTGCCCCAGCCCTGCCACTGCCGCGCCGCCTCGGTCGCCGGATCGCCCGTGACCGGAATGCTCGATTGCGGTCGATCGGTGGCGAAGTTGAGCACCGTCCCCTTGTTCGTCCAACGATCTGGCTGCTCACCGATCACCTCACGCTCAGCACCAGCGGCCTTGTCGATGGCCTTCGATACGTCGAGCGACTTCGGGAACCCGCTGCCGTACAGCCAGGCGATGGAGTCACGAATCTCGAAGCCCGCGTCCTCGATGGCCACGGTCAGCCGGTGCCAGGTGCGGGAGCCGCCGAAGGCGAGCAGGTGCCCACCGGGCTTGAGGACCCGCAGACATTGCTCCCACATCTCGACATCGAAAGCGATGCCTGAGCTGTCCCACTTCTTGCCCATGAAGGCCAACTCGTAGGGCGGGTCTGTGACGATGGAGTCGACGCTGGCGTCTTCTAGTTCGGTGAGTATGTCTCGGCAGTCCCCGAGACGTAGGTCGACGTTGCTCAAGTCTTTCTCTTCCTTCCGGTTGTGGGCTTCTGCCCGTTACGATTCAAGTTCGGGACCTCGATCGGAGCGATACGCTTCCCGATCACCGCGAACGCGGGCGGGCTCTTCAGATACTCGATAGCGCGCTCGAAGAACTCCGTGGAATCCCTTGCGCGGCCCAGCATTACGTTACAGGGCTTACAGAGGCAGCCCCGGATGTAACCCGTTGCATGGTCGTGATCGACGGCGAGTGCGCGCCTGGCTCCGGTGGCGATACGGCAGATAGCACACTTGCCTCCTTGATGAGCCTTGATCTTGTCGTACTCATCCAGGTCGATGTCGTAGGTATCGATCAGGCGCTGCTCCCGTGCGGTCTCCCGCGCGGCCTTCCGACGGGTTCGGTGGTGCGTCACGCACCGCTTCCCGGGGACTGGGTTGCCGGCGCGGGTGAGCGCAGGCTTGCGGATCGTGGTGATCCCCTCGGCGATGCAGTCCTTGCATGTAGGAACCCTCTTAGCCGCCGCCATCTAGCCACCCGACGAGGGTCAGACCCACACCCCACGCGATAGTCGACCAGGCGATCAGCTCGGGGATGCTCACGCTTCCCCCTCGGCCAGAACAGCAGCAACGGGCACCTGATGGGGCTCGATACTGCCGTCGTCACGGACGTAGCGGTTGGTCCCGCACGCAGGGCATTTGGCGACCTCGCCGTCGCGGCTTAGGGTGCCGGGCTTGAACGGTTTCCCCGATCCCGCGCAGTCCTGCATCGTCACAGCCTCGGCGGGTTCGGGTAGTTGGATTACCGCCACACCAGGAACCGCATCGAGAACGTCAAGTTGGTGCGCGGCGAACTCGGCGGCGTCGGTGACGCCTGGGTTGGCCGGTTCCCAGTTACACCCCGAGCAGTTGAATCCGTAATTCTCCGGCTGGTGTCCGGCGAGGGCTTCTGTGAGTACAGCACGCAACTCAGGGTTCACTTCTTCACTCCTTTGATCAGATCCCGGATCTTGTCGGCCCGGAAGTCGTCCCACCACGCGCCGGTGCTGGCGACGTGAACCACCGGAGCGGTCTCGTATCCTTTCTGCTTCACCAGCTTCAGAGCCTCGGGGTCCTGGTCCACGCGGACCTCTCGGAACTCCACACCTCCGCGGGTCAACGCGTTCTTGGTGAGCGTGCATTTGAAGCAGTCAGGGCCGGTGGTGAACACCGTGACCTCGTTACGTGTCAAGTTGTTGGGCAAAGTTCAACCTCATTCGGGGAGTAGACGCCCCACTCGTCCTCGTCCTGGTCGCCGAAGTACAGCACCAGGTCGCCGCTCTCCAGGAGGTAGGAGACGGTGGCTACTCGACCCAAGTTCTCGGGAGGCCCTCCTACCAGGATTCGTACCCGGTCATCAGCCTTGTATTTTGCTTCCATCAGAAATCCTCCCTTGCCAGGTCCCGAGCCGACACCCAGAACACCCGCCCTCCAGTCGTCTTGAAGCTGCAGGCGTAGATGGAGTCGAGGAAGTCGTCAGATAACTGCGTCCCCTCGGCGGTCAGGATCCGGGCGGCCCGGATCCCCTCGAACGCCCGCTGATCGTCGGCCCCGAACGCCCACTGACCGTCGGCCCCGAGCAGCGAGGACCCCATCCCGAGGTTCAGGGCCAGGTCCGCGGCCTGTGCGCGCGTCTGCGCGATGATGGCTGTGTTCATATTGTTCCTTCCGTTACGAATCAAGTTATCGGGCATAACAAATCACCTCTGCAGCAATTCGATGATGTGAGAGAGCCGCCCATTGATGATCATCAGCATGATCATGGACACAACCATTGCCCATGTTCTTAGAAATTCCATCTAGAAATCCTTAATCTCCATCTTCGAGCCGTCGAATTTCAGCTCGGCGTACAGCCGGCCCGAAGGGTCAGCTCTTCCTGACCTATTTTTGACCACCGACACCCTCAGCGTGTCCCCGCCGAACGTCGACGGGACTCGGTGCAAGGTGGCTACAAGCTCGGGTACGCGACCGATCTGCCCCTTGATCCCCGACAGCGGGATCGGCTTGTCACCGGAGTTGTTGTCCGCGGTGACGTGGTGCAACCCGATGATGCACGCGCCGGTCTCCCGGGCTTTCTCGTGCAGCCAGTCCATCAGGACTTCCAGACCACCGAACGGGTCCTCGTCGTTCGCGGCTACCCCGGTGATGACGTTCGTGATGTTGTCGATCACGATCAGCTGCGGGTAGTTCCCGAACGTCTCCTCGTACGCGGCCAGCGAGGCCTCGATGACCTTGAGCGTCGGCTGCGCCGAGTAGTTCAGCCGGATAGGGATACCGTGCGGGTTCCCCGGGGCCGCGTTCCACGTCAGCACCTGCGGAGGCAACTGACCTTCGCGTACCGCCCGAGCGGACTCAGCCAGCGGCATCCCGAGTTCCATCGAGAGGATGCGCGTCGACTGCGTGAACGCGTCCGAGTCAGCCGAGAGGTAGTACGTCGGGATACGGCCTTTGAGCGCTAGAGCAAGCGTGAACGCCGACTTAGCCCCTCCGGGTGCTGCCGCGATCAGCGCCAGCTGCCCTCGCAGGAAGTTGATGCCCTGCTTGGTCAGCGACCGGAACGGTACAGGCAGAGGGTCACCCGCGTTCCCTTTCTGCTCGATCGACTGCATGATCGACAGCATCAGCCCTCCCTGAGTGCTTTGACGATCTCCCGCATCTGATGCTCAGCTTGCTGCCCGAACTCAACGCTGGCGTCGCACGTACAGCCTTCGACTCCCCAGGAGTACTCGGCAGGCTGGTGCTCCTCCAGTACCTGGAGAACTGTGATGTACTGAACCGCGGTCAGATCCTTCACTCTTCTTCCTCCGGAATGTCCGAGACGATGTCCTGCGACAGAGCCTCGCGGGCGATACCTACGATCAGCCCGCCGACGAGAGCGCCGGCGATACCGATACCTCCTGCGGCGATGCCCAGCAGTTTCATAGACCCAGCTCCTCGGTGGTGTAGATGAGCTTTGCGGTGTCGCAGGGCCAATCGACCTCGCAGTGTTCGCATACGCGGTCTCTGAGTCGGCAGTCCTCTCCGCTGCAGCAGGCGTTGATGCAGTTGCTCCACCGAGGGCGGTGCAGTTCGCGGATCGGCTCCAACGCCTCACGGGCAGCGACAATTGCTGTGGGCCACGGTGGGGTGTCCAAGTCGTACTGGGCCTTCCATGCCCGTTGTGCGGCTTCTACTGCTGGATCACTCACTTCGTACCTCTCGCTATGAACCCGTTGTAGATCGTGCGGCCTTCCTGTTTGGCCTTGACTTCTTCAGCCCAGACTTTGTCGGTAGCTTTGATCAGCGCCGACTCGGTCGTGCCGAGGAACTTCACCAGCGGAGGACCGAGAAGACCTCGACGAGCGGCGCGTAACACCCCGCCGAGTTCGTGAACCGCTCTCTTGTCTTCCAGCTCGACGTCCAAGAGGTTCCCCGGGCCTGGCCGTTTGGTCACAGTCGCTTTCAGCGCTGGGTCAGCAAGAGTCCATCGTTCGACCAAGGCTCAGCCCTTCCTGTGATACCGAGCAGCGGATGCGACGCTGAACAACGGCGTCGGCTTACCCCACTTCGGCGAGTAGTCCCCGACCGCGGCGAGCCCTTGCTTACGCCAGCGTCGGACTGTGTCCGTATCGACCCCGAACAGCTCGGTCAGCTGCTCCTCGGTCGCTAGTGATGGATTGCTCATCGTTACCTCTCGTTACGAATCAAGTTTCAGGCCATAGAGTATTCACAGCTCAACGCCACGTCGCACCTCGCGCAGCTAGCGCCAGGCTTAGGCGTGAAGTCCCCCGCTTCCAGCTTCCGCTCCATATCGTGGAACCGTGCCGAGATCTTCTCCCGCGTCCAGTCCGTCAGGTCGTACGGATACGTCGGCTTACCGGTCTTCGCCATGAAGTACACACCGCGCTTGATCTCGACTCCGTACAGCTGTTTCAACGCCAGCGCGTACACCGCGAGCTGAAAGTCATCCCCGGGCTTGAGCCCGGTCTTCCAGTCGACCACCAGCACCTCACCGTCGAGCGCGAGCACCGCGTCGATGTAGCCCCGGATCTCTATCCCATCGAGCTCGAACTCGGTCGCGAGCTCTACCCCCGGGGTGCCGTCCGGTGTGTGCCACACCTCTAGGCTCGGGTGGTTGTCGATCCAGTCCAGGGTCTTGTCCACCTGCTGCAGCCCGATACCCCAGCGACGTTCGATGTCGTCCGCGCCGCGGTACGGCCCGGAGGCGAACCACCAGCCGAGGTTAGGGGTCTCCTCGGTAGCTTCGTTGATCCCGTCGGCGTACTCGGCCTTGAAGATCTCATAGCACTCTTCGCGCGTCAGCGGTGAGCCGGCGAGCTTCGAGAGCATGTATTTCTCAGCCACCGCGTGGACCCCGGTACCCTGCTGCAGCCAGGCCGCTGGGCGTCTCCACACGCGCTCATGCCTGGCCAATTTCCAGCTGAACGGGCATTTGTCGAACTGCGACAGCTGCGAGACCGACCGTGGTTTCTTCTCGTACGTGTAGTTACGAGTCAAGTTGTCAGCCACGAGAAACACCGTCGCAGATGCACGCGTTGAAAATGCCTACGCTCGGGATCTCGAATACGTGGCAGACGCCATCGTCGGTGTGCTCGTTGGCCGGGTGGTCGCAGACCAGGCAGTAGTACTCGTCGTTCATCACGTCTCCAGATCTAGGTTCGGGCAGTAGTACTCGTGGACCAGGTCCACCAGCTGAACTGCCTGGGCTCGCGAAACCTTAGGGCTCCCGCCCTGCTGCATCATCCCGGCGAGGGCGTTACGGCCGAATCCGAACTGGATCGCCTCACACGTGGCCTCTCCGAGCTTCGGGGAGTTCGCATCGACCAGGTCTACGCCCAGCGCCTCCTCAGCCGCCGCGGTGAATGCGTCGTCCAGCGTGTCGGCGTGAGCCGGCGCGGCCAGGAACAACCCGGCCGCAACCAGCGGTACCAGCAGAAGCTTCCTCACGATGCTGCCTCCTCTTTAGGTTTGCGAGCCGCGTTGCAGCGGCGCTTTTTGGCCAGGCCCAGCTCCACGAGCAACGGGCACGGGTTGAAGTCCGCGGGCTGGTATTCGCGGCGGAGAATATAGCTCAGGAACTCCCCGATTTCGCCCATGATGTATTTGTCGCCGTGACGCTCTTCGCGCTCGACAGCGTCGGGCTCGCAATACCTGTCGATGAATTCTTTCACTTCCCGGTAAAGGTAGCTGTCGTCGGTTAGCCACGTAGAGCGGTAAACGTGGAGGCCGCGAATACCGGGGACCAGATCGAGTGTATTAGCGCGGATATACGCGTCTTTAACCACGTTCAGAGTAGGGACGATTGTCTTACCGATAACTCGGGAAGTGATCTCGAACATGCGGTGCAAACCATTCTTCTAAGAAAAGGGGCGGGTGGTTATCAGGGCTCCACGCTCGGGAAACGCCAGATGTGATGACGTCCGATCTCGGACAGAGTTGTGTATTCGTTGACTCTGATGAGTAGGTCTTCGTCGGATTCCTGGCGCTCCCTGTATGCCCAACCCCCGCGTTTGCTGACGCCGGGTATAGGCGGGATGTTCGGATCAAACTCGACAACCCAATTGTTCTCACGAAGCATCCGGCAAAACGACCGGAGACGCTTCAGCTTGTATTCTTTCATGCCTTTGCCACGTGTGGCGATGTATTCGCCATGATCTCTCAGTCGTTTATGCGGCGCGCACTGAGAAAGAGGCTCGGGTACCTTGAACGGGTATTCGCGGCGGATAACCTGCCGGGCGGTCAATTTACCTCCGTACGTGTGAACGTGCCATGAAACAGCCTGTGGTGTCACACCGTACATCCGGGCGATATCCGCCTCAGTCTCCCCCGTAGCTTTCAGAGCCTCAATCACTTCTAGTGAGAGGCGGGGGAGCTGTTCTCTGGTGGTTCTCATCGGTCCTCCTTGTATTACAGACCAACGTATCTTGCATCTTGTTACAGCGCAAGGCACAACCCCCTCGATACTTGACAGTGCGACGTAGTTTTCTGGTGTCCCAGATCTGGGACTCTTCCCCCGTGGGAGAAAGTAGACCACTTGATCTAGTCCGGCGCAAGTGTCAAACGTCACTAAGTTCGTAGCTGAACCGGCATCGTCACAACCGATACCGGTGTTACAGCTACCAGACCACGACTCGATCCGCAGCGAAGCAGCTGGTCAGCAATACCACCGTTTCCGGCAGTAGCGACTCTTCTTGTCTTTCCCGCGGTCTTTGCCCTGGCCGGCTGAGCCGTGTTTGCTCTCGGATTTCTTCTCCGGATCGCACGTCGGCAGGTCACCGCGGGTCACGTGCCAGTCTGAATCGGCCCTCAGACCACCGTGCTCCAGCTGGTGAGACACCGACCGGTGCTCGCACCCGGAGAACCCGTCAGCACGCGCTGACGGGGCTACCAGGACCGCCGCGAGCATCACAGCGCCGACGACGAACCAGACGACGAAGGCTAGGCGCTTAGTCACCGTCGTCCCAGTAATCTCGTCCCTCGACAATGTTCAGAGCCTCCTGCAAGCCTCTATCCATGCCGCCCATGTAGTCGCGATCACCGCTGAGATCGTTGACGATCTCCTGCAGCCGAGCGATCAGTTTTCTACGGATCTCCTCCACCGTTAGACGTTCTGCGTCCTCGCTCACACCTGCCTCACTCTCTTCAGCCCGACGGTTCCCGACAGGTTCTCTCGGACGAACGCCCACGACTCAGTCCGTACCCACGACGCGGTGAACAACCCTTCAGCGTGGACGGCGGCGTGGTGCTTGCAGAACAGCAGCTCGAACTGACCGTTCTCCCAGCGCTCCATAGCCGCTGCAGAGCACGCGTCGCAACGATCGGTGAGTCGCAGCTCCCCGGGAGGCGTTGCGCCATCCTCCCGGGGAGGCGAAACCTGGTCTGGAGTGGTCACGCGTCCACGTCCTCTCGCTCGACGAACTCGACGTACACCTTCGCTGTCTCCAGATCGGTGTTCAGGATCTTGAACCAGAACGGGTTATCACCCCTCTCGAACTGGTACAGGTCGTACGACCCGTTGGTCTTCGCGACCAGCTGCCAGTTGTCCGAGTGGTGCATGGCCCCGTACTCGGTCTCGAACCACTCCCCGCTCACAGCCCCACCGCTTTCGTGATCAGGAACATCAGCGCAGCCCCAGCGACGATCGCACCGACCGACAACGCCAGCTCGATGCTCAGCGGTAGGCCCGGGTTGCTCCGTCGGTACAGCTTGCGGAGCTCAGCCGGCGAGTACGACGCCGCGATGATCTGGTTGAACGCTCTGAGTTCTGTCTCGTTCATCAGGAACCCACTTTCGCCAGGATTACCAGCGCGTCTGCCAGTACGCTGGCCCGCCCCCCCGCTGACTAGGCAGTCCTCTTTGTCGCCGCGGGCCGTGGCCGCTTCGCAGAATCGAAGCCACTTCACGCGCTCGGCGTTGATCAGGTCTATTGCATCGTTCAAGGTCATCGGGTCTCTCCTCGCAACGCGAGCTCGGTAGCAGCGGCAGCAGCCGCGGCACGGTTCACCGAGGTGACCATGCGCTGAAGCTCCGGGGTCGAGAGCGTGGCGAACCACGCGTGTGTGCTGGTCATCATCAGCTGTCCGCCACCTTCGCCAGAGCGTGCTTGGCTGCGACGTTCTTTGCGGCCTCCCGCGAAGAGCCTCCGTTCAGAAGGCCGGAGAACTTAACCTGACGAAAGTCCTCATCCAGGAGTTCCGCCTCGGCTACCCAACAATCCGCATACCGGTCGGGTCCGGTCACCGTCACCCTGACCATTCCGTGGTCTCGCTCGATGAACGCGACCGAGGATGTCTCGTGGTCTCGCCACGCTAGTTCACTCATGGTTCCTCCGTTACGGGTCAAGCCGCGATGCGGCGGGTAGTGGTCTTGGATGTGTCGATCAGGTGCCGCCGGCCTCGCTCGTCGACGACCGTGAGCACGGTGCCCGCGGTGAACAGCACCCGTGCTGTCCAGCCAGCGGGTCCGCGCGATGCGATGTGGACGGTCATGCCGCCCTCCACCCGAACGAGGCGCGGATCTCGTTCATACCGACGATCCGGTCGAAGTCGTCCCGATCTATCCACCGCCAGGACTTGACGGTGTACTCAGACCCGTAAGAGCGGTCCGCGATCTTCCGTCCCAGCTCGATGTGGGCCATTCTGTACTTCGCATCCTCGGGGTCGTCGTGCCGAGCAGCCATAGCGAACACACTGGTCGCCGTAGTTCCCCAGTCGCCGTAGAGGGTGCCGGTGACATAGCCGTGGATATCGGCCAGGTTGAAGCTCAGTCCCTGGGTGGGGTTGAGGGTGTCAGTAGCGCCCATGGTGACCTCCTAGGTTGGTTACGAATCAAGTCAGCGTGCGTACGTGAGCAGCCGTGAATCGAACACGGTCAGCGCGGTGATGTCGGCTGAGCGATCCTGCCTGCTCGTTGCCAGCTCGTCGTAGTCAACTGCTATGACTCAGAGCTGGACTTCAAAGTATGTTGTGGGCCGTGGCTCCGCATTACACGGGATTTGCATCAGGGTCAACGCGCGGTCTGGGCTCGCCTGAATCTTGCTGGCCTTTGTTTTGTTGTTGAGACCACTCTAACCCGAGGTTTGGTTACGAGTCAAGTGGGTATCCAAAAGAATTTCCGGCGAGTTTCACCGCGTTCGCAGCGAGCAAAGCGCACGCGATACGCGCCGGGTATTTCGCCACGCCTGCGAACGCAGCGGCGTCCCCGTCAAGCGTTGTTTCCTGGCCCCTGACAGCCCCGGAGAACCGCGAGAGCACAGCGGGGACGTCATCGGCTGGTACGCCCTCAAGCGCCTCGGAGAGGGCGGATGCGGCGGCTTGGCTGATCGCGCAACCGGTGACCTCGTGAGTCATCCGAACGCCGCCAGCGGTCACGGTGAGGCGCACACGCGCCTCGTCACCGCATACCGAGCTGACAGCGAAACCCTCGGCGTCGAACACCTCGGCGAGGCCGTGGTTACGCGGGTTCTTGAAGTGATCCAGGATCACCTCTTGGTACAAGCTGCTCATGCTGCGCCCTCGTCGCCGAACGACTCCAGCAGCGAGGTATCTAGCTCAAGCTGCACAGGCTGGGCCGGGGCCTCGTCATCTACGAAGCAGCCGCAGCCGCCGATCTCGTCCTGCTCCACCTCACCGTTGCCCTGAACACGCTCACGGAACGCGCGCAGCGTCAGCGGCACCAGAGACACGCGCTTGGCACCCTCGGGCTGCTGCGCCATGTACGCGTCGATACCGTCTTTAGACCGGTCACGCAAGATCGCGACGTCTTTACCGAGGTGATCGCGCAGCTTCTGCTCCTCGCGCTCCCATACCGCGAACCGCTCCGGGTTCTGCTCCAGCAGCTTCTTGAACTGCCCCTGGCCCGCTCGAACACATCCGCCACCGCAGTTGTTGTGTGCGTAGCCCGCGGCGTACAACCGCGGAGGCTTCAACCCCTCGGACTCAGCCCACGCGATCATGTCTTGCTTGTCGAGGAACGGAGGCTCGGTCAGCGGAGCGTGCGCGACGTAAGGCAGGTACGCGGCCTGGATCGCCGGCAGACGATGCGTCTCGGTCCAATCGATGCCGACGTACACGTGCGCCGAACCGTTCGGGCAGTGCTCTTCGAGCCACGCACGCGAGGGACGCTGCTTCAGGAACTTCGAGCAGTTGGCTAGGCGCGTGTTCCCGAGGAACCGATCATCCCTGAACACCTCCCAGATGTTCCGCCCGTCCCGCACGACCACCAGCTCACCACCGACGTTCTCGGCGGCGCCTTCGATGAACCGGTAGGTGTCCTCGTCCTCCCCGATGTGCGGGTCGGTCGTGAACCCTTTGACGTCAGCGAACAGCAGCACCAGGTCATCGGTGCCGTGCTGTTCGGCGACGCGTTTCGCGGTAGCCCACGACCCGATGCCTCCCGAGAACATCACGACGTGCTTCATCCTCGTGTCTCCTTGTTGATCGGCCGCACCTGATCGGTGCGCGTAGCGGTCCAGTAGTGGATGCCGGGGATGTAGTAGGTGTGCGCACCTTCTAACGCGACGATGGTCACCGGCTGCCCGTCGACCACAGCGTGCGAGCCCGGGCTCACGACACGAACTCCGCGAGTGCAGCCACAGCGTCCCGCTTCGTACGGTGCAGCCCGAGGTCGAGATGGCACGGTGCGAACTCCGAGAGCGGAGACACCACCCACCACCAGCCGTCTTCGAACTCGGTGTCGGTCACCGAGTACTCATCCCCGTCGGGGACGGTGACGACGTACATCCCTGGCCGAACGCGGCGGCTGCGGAGCTGAGCCATGTCCTGATCCTCTCGTTACGCATCAAGGCTGAGTGACGACCGCGTAGCCCGCGATCACCGCGAGCATCACCGGGATGAAGCTGATGATGATGAGTGCTGCGGTCATGCCTCTAGTATGCACCAGCTGCGGTTACGAGTCAAGTCGAACCACCGACTGATTCCAGCCCGGACACGAAAGAACCCCTGACCCGAAGGCCAGGGGCTCAATCAGCTGGGTCGATCAGCGGAGGCTGTCGATGTGGATGCAGCCGACCTTGTCGGGGCCGAACTCGGGGCTGAACCCGAGCACCTCATCCTCATTGCACGGGAACGAGGACTGATCGAACGAGATCGGATCAGCCGAAGCGATCCACGCCGGAGTCGCGATGATCGCGGGAGCTGCGATGCGATGAGGAAGAAGCCGGCCGCGATGCGCTTGGTGATGGACATGACGTTCCTTTCGTCGGTGTGTTCCGTGTAAAGGCAACGCTACGCCACACCGTGGTTACGTGTCAAGCCCGAGTTCTGCACACGGGGGTACCGCATATACAGGGGTGCTGTGCACAGGGGTGTGGGTAGCAGCAGGGGGCTAGGGCACAGGGGTAGGCAGGGCAGGGTGGGGTGTGGGTGCGCGGGGGTGTGCGCGTGCCGGGGGAGTGGGTAGGCAGGGTGCGGGGTACGGGCAGGGCGGGCGTGTGCTGCGGGCAGCTGGCAGGCAGGGCTGTGTGCGTGTGCGGCTGCGGATGGGCGCGCTGTGCCGGCTGTGCAGCGGCGGGTACGCCGCGGTGTGCACGCACCCCTACGGGGGCACCCCTACCCCCGCGTACTTGACCGGATGGTAA